CTCTTACAGGCATAAATAATATCAAATTTAACACTAGAGTATGTTCGGTATCAAACAACAGGATACTATTTTGATAGGGATTGCACTGGTGCTTGCCTTTGCTGCGCCCGCCATTCCTACAGGAATTCTCTGGCTCTTGGATACACTCGTGATGCGAATCCTTCTTGTGATCGGTCTGATCTATGCCGCCCATCTGTCGCCCCTTGTCGGGATCGCAGCGTTAATCGCGATCTGCATGCTGTACATGGAACGTAACCGCAACAAGGTCGTGCAGGCACGCCTGAAGTTCGAACAGCTCCAGGAAGCGAATGATCCGGCTGAAATGACGGTGGCTGAGGAATCGTTGGCGCAAGACACCGTCCCTGTTCGTGAATTTCGGGAGGCGCAGGCGGGACAGTCCATCTATCTGCCAGGCGCCCAGGTCGGCAACAATGAGTTCCAGGAACTCGATCCCGACTATAGCCTGAACGATAAACGGGCATTGCCGACCATTCCAATCGGGAACAAGTCTGCGCCGCTCTTTAAAGACTATTTGGCTTAGTCTGTCAGATCCGATTCATTCATGGACTTTGCAATATAGACTTTGTACTGGGCTTCACAGGAACTCTTCGAAGTGCCGGTAGAAATACTGGAGGATAGGGCAAGTAGCTTCGGATCGGTACTGCCCTGCTGTTGAATCGTATTGATGGCCGCCATTGTCTGCTTATCCGGATAACACGTGTGTGTAAGTCCCGTTTGGCCTGGGACATGATAGGTCATTTGCGTCGTATAGACCAGGGGGCTTCCTCCCAAAGGAACAAGCTGCTTTGTTGCATCATTGCCGAATAGGATTGTAGAAGCAAGCTCCTTCTGATTGTAACAACTGTTCATTTCTGTGAAATTCTGGCTCGACTTATAAATAGTACAGGCGGGTACAGAAGTGTCTTTGGCGGAGGACATGTCCGATGCGATGGCTCCACTGGTACATCCGGAAGCAGCCGTAACGGGATTTTCAAAGTAGTTTGGCATAGTCGAAGGGCAGAACTCCGTTCCTTGGGTTGCTAAATAGTCATGGAACATTTTTGTGCAAGAAGGGATTCCGTCTTTTGTTGCATCACCCGATACAAGGGCACAGACCGGCTTTCCCTTTTCGTTGCAGGTTGTAATTCCCTTGGAGGAGAGTTCGGCAACGAGATTCCAATTGGTAGGACAGGCTACAATATCCCCAAGGCCATTTGTTGTTACATCAAATCCTTCCCGAATCTCCTGTATATATGTCATTTTCTGATAGGCTAGCGCAGCAATTACGATCAGGACAAGACATAGCAGCATATATAGAAGATTCATACTACTCTAGTAGGGATTTGCTTTATTTCGTATTATTAGCCGTATTCATCGTGGCAAAGGCTGCAGGAGGAATCGTGGGTTTTGTCGTGACAGAGCGGTAGACAATGAAAAAGACTCCTGCTAGTAATAAAAGTCCAATGAAGAATCCAATAAGCCCCCATACAGTATTTGTACTTGGCCCCGCATTGCCGCCCTCTGCCATGGCCTGTGTAATTTTGGACAGTGAGATCACATGATTTTCTGCATCTACATTATTAATTTTACTGAACGGATAGCACTTGTACTGATCTAGTGTAAATAGGGCGGACTGATTGCCTTGATTCGAAGGAGGAGATGCAGTTGTATAATAGAGGACATTGTTCTTGAAATCGTCGCCGGCAGGATCGATCCCCTTAGATAGTATATTTCGATTCGCACCGCTCCACTGTGTAGGGGTAATCATAACATTATTCGTATCGTAGGTGTAGGCGAGGGCAATATTATCATTATTTGGATAATATTCAAACCCGCCATGGTACGGAGAATAAAAGATATAGTTCGTATTTGTGATAGCTGCATTAAGTGATGTAGAATCAGGGTCTGCATTTATGAAACAACCATTGGGAAAACTGATAATATAGGTTGAAATAGAGTTTGTTACAATTCTACCGTTTCCTGTTGAAATACATTGATAGTATCCATAGGATCGTTGGCCTATAAAAAGTGATCCTAAGCCTACATTTGTACTTCTATTTGTAAGAAGCTGGGACAAAAACAGAGAAGCGGGTGCACTGACATAAATAGGCAGAATAACGATAATGACATTTGCACCATTCACTACAGTTGTATTTGTGAATGTGAGTATGAGATCTCCAAGCGGTGATCCCATCGTGCTAATCGCTCGGCTGGATCCCTGGCACAGCTGTATATTGTATAGCCCGTATGGATTTCCTTTGAATGCAATACTATTATAGGAGCTCGTAGTGATTAGATTGGTGTCAAGAGAGAAGGCGGCATTGTCTGCAAAAGAGGATATAAACGGATAGGTTTTGGCTGTAATTGACGTGTTAACAGCCTCTGTTACAGGTGTTGTTGTGGTTAAAAATGCATGGATTGATCCAGCGGGGCAGGTTGCCATCCTTGCTAACTCTATTGATTATTATTGCTTTTGCTACACAGCAAAAGAGCTTTCGATCCTGTACCTACAAAAGCAAACCAGGGATATATTTGGGCCCATCGTATCGAAAGACCCGAACATGTCCTGACTCCCCCGTTCCCTCCATCTGCACTAATTCGCCCGAAAAGAGTTCAGGGCACCCAATGTCATCCATGCAATCCCTGTTCTTGTACCGAAGCGGGAGGGGAACCGGATTGTAGGTGTCCGTGCGCGTATAGTAGTTCCAGCGATCCGAAGACCCCCTCATCGTGCGCCTGCCGTAGAGCGGCAGAATCTTCCCATTCCCCGTGTTAATATTGCCCATGGCCTGAAAGGATTCGGGCAAACCCTGTGTGGCAATATTGATCGGAATGGTCGCCAATCCTCCTCTCGGAGGGAGTTCGGGAGGCGCCATCCAGTCTCGCAAGGGTTGCGGCGCTCGATTGAAACGACCATCGCTCTGATTTGCAATCACTACGGATTGTGACTGTGGCTGTGGCTGTGGCTGTGGCTGTGGTTGCTGCAAGGAATGCAGACCCCTGAGCGCCAATCCACCGATTACAATGGCCATAATCACACCTATCAGTCCCATAAAAAAATCATTAAAACACCAGAGTCCTGGCGGACACCGTTTTGTCATGCCTCTGCTCACACTCGTGATTAATAATTGCTGCTAAAACAGCAATTATTAAATAAAATTTGTCTAATTACATCTTCATACCCATGCCCCCCATGCCCCCAAAAATCGACCCAAAGGTGTCCAGCAGTTGCCGACCATCCTGTAAAACAGGCCGCATCGACTCCAGCATCCCCATCAGCTGCTGCTGCGTCTCCAGAAGACTCTTGGATTCGGCCGTCATGGCCGCAATCTGATCCGGCTTCAGATTCCCCATGGCTTTGCTCATGGTCGAGGCCACATCCACGAAGGGCCCCGCCTTCGATTCGGAAGGGAGCTGCCCGAGCTTAAAGAGCCCCGAGTTCTCCTCGTCTTGGAAGGATTCCCGTTGTGTCGCCGTGGTGTCCACATCGGCCGCGGCAGTCGAGGCGGCACTTGGCTGTGCTACAGGACTGGCGGTACTTGAGTTCATAGTTGCATTTGTATTTATATTTGCATTTGCAATAGCAGAGGCATCCTGGTCAATCTGCTTTGTGGTGTTACTCAGTTCCGCAACAGGGGCAGCCGTAGAGGTTGAGGAATCTGCATCCTCTTCCTCTTCGTCCTCCGTCGAATTGTCAGCAGGTGCAAATCCTTCAATGGATCGATTGAGTGTAGACAGCGTCGGTTTTACAGAGTTTTGCGTAAGCCGGTTGTTCAACTTCAGAATGGTGCCCACATCGTCCTGATCCGTTCCAAATCCTTCGAGTCTGCAATTGAGTTTGTGCATGGCCAATATATAGGTGAGACCGATTACGAGAACACTGATCACAATGTACTCGAACTTATCGACAAAGGCTGCCGTAATGAGTGCAATAGCAAAGGAGACCAGGAGGCCTAGAACGCCCTGTGAACTAAGAACATATAAACTGTAGATGCCGAGGGCAACTAGTGCCAATATAAATGTAAATGTATTTGATACCATTCCTATAGTCTAGTGCCAAAAAAACTACGTTGCAGACATACTAACAAGGGGCGCAAGTACATGAAGGATGACCCAATAGAGACCACCGGCTAGAAGGGATTTTGCAAGCAGACCGATTGTCGTGAGATCACCGCTTGCCCGCAAGAGGCTCGGCATATAGTACCCCAGCATGATATTTACGACAGGCAGGCTTATAATGCAGAAGATGATGGCGACTAATAGGGGCTGCTTGAGCTGGACAAGAGCATCGGCCAGGAAGCCCTTGCCCTGGCTCAGCTGGGTCAGCATGGGTTGCGGGGGCTGCTGGAACTGCTGCTGGAGCTGGGGGCTGGCGGAATAACCGCCCTGGTTCATCATAGTTGCGAAGTCGGCGGGCGTGGGATAGGCTTTGCCGATCATGTGGGCAGTAGCGGTCGAGGGATCCATAGCTAATGGAGCCGTGGTATTTGGGTTTGGAGAGTTGATCATGCGCCCGTTTCCAGCCGGGGGCGGCATCTGCTGCATGACAGGGTTCGAATTGCTCCCCGTAGTATTTAGATCTGCTAGAATGCGCTGAACGAAATCACTATCGCCGCCACCGGAATCGCCGAGATCAGACAACATCGTACCTGCGCTAGACATTTCTCGCTGTAGGTCAGAAATCATTCATCTCTGGATATCCGCGATTGGCGATTTCGAAAGGCTTCGACGAACTCCTCGTGGCCGGCACAGTCCACGATTTCCGATGTGTAGGTATAACATTTAGAGCCCATGCGATAGGTTGATTTATCCCATTCTTGAAGGGGAGGTGCCTTTACCTGCGTGCAGCTGTCCCCTTTGCACTGGGGTCGAAACAGGCATACGAGACCGACCCCTAGTACAACACTGAATATTACATTAAACATCTTACTTTTCAATAAGTCTGTCAACATCCCTACTTTAAGTAATATAAATTCTATTCACAGGTAGAGGCGATGTTCAAGCACTTTCTTTTGCTGCCATTCTTAGGAGGGTTGACACTCGGCATTGTTGGCATCTATCTGCTCAAGCCTGAAATGACGGTTCTATTTAAATATCCCACTCCCGATAATGTTGGAGAACTGACCTATCGGGACAAGAATAAGGTCTGTTATAAATATAATAGCAAAGAAGTGGATTGTGATGCAAGGGATATTGTTCCTAAGAACTATCCGCTGAATTAGAGTTTCTTTACAACTGCTGTTGCTGCATTGCTTACACCCTGTGCGACTACTTTGGCGGCAGCACTGGCACCCTGCGCGACTACACTGGCACCCTGCGCGACTACTTCAGCTGCGGTACTGGCACCCTGCGCGACTGCAGCGGTGGCAGCAGTAGCACCCTGCGCGACTGCAGCGGTAGCATTACTAGCACCCTGCGCGACTGCAGCGGTAGCATTACTAGCACCCTGCGCGACTGCAGCAGTGGCAGCGGTAGCTGCATTACGTACGCCCTGTGTAGCGACGGCTACTGTTTTACTAGCAACCGCTGATGCTGTTTCGGTGGCTGAAAGTGGAACGAAACGCCTCAGTAATCGCCTGGGCTGTGTTGCTGTTGGTTCTGTAGTGGGTACGGGTGCAGCAGTGGTTGTTTCTGTTGTAGTAGCTGCTACGCGTCTTACTAATTGTCTGGGCTTTGTTGTTGGTTCTGCTACTGCTACAGCCGCCAACTCCTCCCGAATCTGCTCCAAGGCCATTCCATATATGTTTTTGCCCTTCCATCTCGACTTCTTCAATGCATTTGGATTCTCTTCGGTAAGACCGATCCCCTGAAAGGCATCGGTCTCATTTTCAGGAGGCACAGCGGCAATCCGTGCCTCCCCGGTTTTCAAAAGGCGGGCGGCCAACTTCGGATTCTTTGCAAATTTGGCACGATTGATCTTTATAATGGTGCTCTCCAACTGCATATTCCATGTTTTTTGCGTCGCCCCCTCCACTTTGTCCCAGGTGAGGTCAATGGCCTCGGGGTCTTCTGTATTCTGAATCTCCTCTGCCGTTTCATCCTCTCCAAACTTGCCCGCCATCGTGGCCATAATGGCCTGATAGGCCGTTGTATACTCGTGTCCCTTGTATTCAAAGGGGCTCACATAGAAGCTACTCAAGAAATCGTAGGTGCCCAGCGGTTTACCAGCAAAGATAACGACACGCTTCTTTGCGCCCAACACTTCCTCGGGAGGTGGCGCCTCCTCGGCCTCCTCTTCAGAAGGGACTGCATAGGTCTTTTGTAGTTTTTGACTGCCTACATGGAGTGCATAGGCCAGTATTTTATGTACATCGAACGGCCTATCAAAATCTATTTCACGAATTTCAATAGACTCATAGGTCGTGATGGCTCGTTCAGGGTGCTTCAGACTCTGAATGAGCCGGTCGGCTTCCGCTACTCTTCGCTGCGCGGTCTTGATATCCCCGTGTATAGCTGTCTTGGAAACGCGGTGTAGCTCTGCAATCGCCATTTCATAGACACCTTCTGCCTTTGCGATCTGTCGTTTCTGTTTCTCCAAGGCCGCCTCCTGTTCTTCCCGTGTCGGAGGGCGATAGGGTTGCATTTGCATAGTATATTTCAATTTGCCATTCCGGTTTAACAGTGTCAGTGTCTTTCCATTGGCAGAATAGGTAGCATTGGCAACTTGTTCTTGTCCCTCCTCTTGAAATGCCCTCTTGATCGCTGCGAGTTCTTTGCCCCCCTTTGGCAAACGCTTGCCCCTGTAATACAATGATAATTCCTTAAAAAACTCCCGTAGTTGGCGAATATAGATAACTCGTTCTGCAAGGGCGGGATCGTTGGGATCCACGGGAACTTCCTCTTCCTCTCCCCCCTCTTCTTCATTCTTGTCCTCCTCCGCTTCTGCCTTTTTTGTTGGTTCACCCTGCTTCTCGGGAACCATTCCGAGGGCTCCTAGGTCTTCATCGGCGACAACCTCTTCCCCCGTCACCTGCTCCTCCAGGACGACTTCGTCCTGGCCTTCGTTTTCTTGTTGTCCTTCTTCGTCGGACATCCTATTTGGACAAGCCCAAATTATTTGCGCAATTCGAACGAATTCTTATATCTGGTGCAAATGCAGGGATGCAAACTACGGATCCAGTCCTTGGCACTATGCAAATGGTAACCAAAGGGTATGCCGTTGGCATGGAACTGGTTCAAACCAGCTATCTCTTCCAAGGATTGCTAGGGCTCTTTGCACTGGCTGCAATCGGAGCCGCCGTCTATTATCGCGATAAAATCAATATCGGCGGAGCCTTTGATTTTCTGAATTACATCCCTATGAAAATAGTACTTGTAGTCGGTGGTGCCTTCTGCACCGCCTTTGTGATTGTAATGGCCTTTGCCTTTAAGGATATGATTGGCGGATATATGCCTATTGTCTATTGGTTCATCCTTCCATTAATTATCTATGCCATCTCACTTAGTATAACGATTATGAATCAGTTGACCACTGCCAAGACAATTGATATCAGTTTGGCCGCCTCGTCCTCTGTAAAACCCATGGCGGTCGGATTTGTCGGTCTTGTTCTTGGAAAAAGTGCCTATGTGCGGGCGCCCGTGGCCAGTGCCTTTCCTATTCTGAATAGTCTGAAAGGCATTGACGATATTTTAGAGATTGAACGCTACAATCCTGCGATCGAAGGACTGGGCGTGGCCTATTGGGTCTGGTGGTTTCTCGTCATTTCGCAGACAGCCGCACTAGGCGAGGCTACGATACATCCGTCGTAGAGCCTGTTTCATTATTTCAAATGTCTTGGGTTCTTTCATGCCATGGCCTGCATTCGGCACAATCACAAGCTTGGACTCGGGCACCGCTAAATGGAGCCGCCATGCCGAACGTACGGGGCACACCATGTCGTAGCGCCCATGGACAATCGTCATCGGGATCCCTTTTAGTCGATAGGCGTTCTTGATAAGTTGTTGCGGCTGGAGCCAGCCGTTGTGACGGAAATAGTGGTTCTCGAGAATGGCCAGGGAGGTCGCCTGGTTTGGTGGCGTATCATCAACCTTAGGAATCAAGAAGGAAACGGAGGATTCCCAATTCCACCAGCCCTTTACCGCGGCTTTCTGTGTCTTCGGATCGGTTAAGAGCCGCTGATAGGTCTTCATGATCTCCTTGTAGCCTTTTAGGCGCACAGAGGGGGGCAAGGGTTCTAAGAACCCACTCCATGTGTCGGGGAAGACTTCACTGGCTCCTCCTTGCTCATAGAGCCATTCAAACTCATACGGTTCCAGAACACAGACGCCGCGCAACAGAATGCCCGAGACACGGCTCGGATGGCGTTCGGCATAGGCCAAGGCGAGCGTGGTGCCCCAGCTGCCGCCCCCTACGAACCACTTTTGAAAGCTCAGATGCGTTCTCAACTGTTCCATATCGGCAACCAGATCCCAGGTGGTATTATAGGCAAGACTGTCGACACTACTTGGAATGGATTTGCCACACCCCCGTTGATCAAAGAGAACGAGGTGCCACTTGCGCAGATCAAAGAGAGTCGCAAAGGTTCGATTGAGTCCTCCTCCTGGCCCCCCATGCAGCATGGTCGCTGGAACTCCCCCTTCCAACCCGAACTCTTCATAATAGATTCGATGATTCTTGGACACGGATAGGAAGCCGGTGCGAAACGGCTTTGGATTCGTGGCCTTTCGTGTCTGTGTCATTTGCCGGCCTTATTTATTGCCCAGAAAATTTGATGGAATCGCTATCCAATACAAGGGCATAGATGCCTTTGTATCGTATTGCTTGGAAGACAGGAACGGGGTTTGAGGGATATGGCGACTCCATCTCCTATGCAGATGCCAGTGCCTGGGTGGACTATTTGAATCAGCAGTATACTGGTGCTGATTCGATTCATCATTGGATTGAAACTATTCAGGTCGCCCATTGTAGACCAGATTCGGCGGCGCGGGGCCCAGATACACATACTTAGGAGTGCCCTTGGCTTCCGTGTCCAACATATAGTATCCCTCCTCCGTCATGGAGGCCGACACCCTCTTTTTCATTCGAGGACTTAAAGAATCCAGTGCCTCTTCGCTGTTCACGGTGATGTCCTCAATGGTTTGAACACCTGGCAAGAGATTGGAGCCGGCCACCATGAGAACGATCATATAGCTCAGAAGCGCCCAGAGAATGGCGAAGAGCCAGAAGGGCATCCAGGTGTAGTGTTCAGAATCACGGCCGACGCCGAACTCCTTCCAGGATCCGTCCTCTCGGAATACGAGGGACGGTTGCAAGAGAATGAGGAGAGAGACTCCGGCTAGATAGAGAAGGCCGGCGTACAACAACAGCTTCATGGGAACCCTAGTAGTCTCTTAGAAAGTTTACTCATCGTTCGCAAACTCATCGGCTTCGCCAAATCCGTTTGATGAGTGATTGATCACTCATCAAATTCGGCGGCTTCGCCCGACCCGTGGTGATCATCAAAGCCCTCGGCGGCCTCGGCGGCCTCTTCATCGAAACCGCCCTCCTCCTCCTCCTCTCCAAATATTCCTTCTACGTCCATATCATCCTCCCCTATACGTGACCGGGACAGACTCATAATAATGCCAGCCTCTTCTCCCTCTCTGCGCTCCAATTCAATCTGTTCTGCAGAATACTTAATAATACTCTTCAACTTGTCGACATTGTAGCGCCCTAAGCCGAGGCGCATATTGAGGGTCGCCGCGCGCCGCTCTTCATCGGACATCTTGTCGAGTTTGGACAGAATGTTCTGTTTTTCTCGTTCCGCTCGCTCCTGAATAATTTCTCGGAGTTCATCGTCGCTATAGCCCAGACGATGCTTGCTGAACTGATCGAGATTCGCCCCCATAATCTTAATCAGCATGCCGACAGAGGTATCGAAGAGCGCCAATCCCTTTTTCGTGAGAGGGACGTCCTCCTCTTCCCGTTCGACATCAGGAAGCTTGGAGCTATTAAAGAGGTCGGCCAAGGGGCCATAGAGAAAGGCCTGCTGAATATGCTGGAATGTATCCGCCCCCCCGATGAAATAGATCGGCCGCAGACGGTTCTTTAGCAGTGCAATCGCGGACATCTGCTTCACGTACTGTGCCAGTTTATCCCTTGCAAACTGTTTCTCGTCCGTATTCAAATCCTCCACGAATGTGTTCAGCACCGCATGATCCTCGTCCAGCACATTTCGCAAGTCTTGCATATGGCTCGGTGCATACTTCTTTACATGGTTGGGAATTGTCTGGGGATCAAAAAAGAATTCCAAACGTTCTGTATCGTACTGATTGAGAAGCGTTTTGGCAGGGGTGATCAAATAGGTCTCCATGGCCTGAACAAAATTGTGCCACGGAAGAGTGCCAAGCTTCTCCAGAATCTCGTGCTTCTTGACAGGATTCTTGTACTTACCCTTGGACACAATGATCTCTTGCACAAATGTCTCAGCTGCACTGACCGCATTGGACAGTTCAGCAGTGGCCTCCGCCACGTCCCCGCTGTTCACCTCCATTCCATTATTCCCTTTCAGTCGATTCAGTGCTTTGATGGTGTCACTAAAGAGGGTCGGCCAGTTCGGCAGAGGCATCGGTGTAAGATCGCGCAACTCTTCCAGTACCTGCACCCATGTCCGTGCCTCGGACTCTTCCACCGTCGCCGCAATACTGTTCTTTCGATGCACAAGATCTAGCAGTTCTTGGAAGGCCTCTTGTGATTCATCGATCTCTGCCTCCGTGACGGCCGTCTTCGCCTTGTCAGGTGTAATAAGAGAGGGGTGCTCGGGCAACTGAAAGTGACAGAGGCGGCACTGATTCGTTGCGCCGATCTCATGAGGACTTCCCTTGGTATCACCCTTTGCACAGGTATGTAAAAAGAGACGATAGGTGAGGTCTTTCGGAATGTCGACCACCATTGGATCATGATTCCGAGCTTCGAAGTTGAACTGCTGGAAGGAACCCCGTTTGGCAGGGGTCAATTGACGACTAGCAAACGGAAGGGGGGCAAGATCGGCCTTGGACTGCCAGAAGGCACCTGGGGTTTGCACCCCTATTCGGCAGCAGGTGATATCGGAGACAAAGGAACCACGAATAGGGTTGGAGGTGCGCTTGGCGAGTTCATGGGCGTTGCGGATCCAGGCGCGAGCATTGCTGCGAGGATCCTGACTGGGCTCCGTCTCTTTTTCGGCCGCGGCCTCTACAACGGGGGGCAGCACAAGCTCGGGCAGAAAGGAGGACGGAACCTCTTCCGTGGGCTTTGTCAGTCGTTGAATCTGGTCTTTTTGCTGTGCCTCGAGATAGACGCGTTTTTCGGAGAGTTTCTGCGTCAGCGATGCACCCTGTTCGTCCAGAATATCGCCCAGAATCGGTTTTATATAGGAGAGGATCGCGGCAATCTGATCCTCGCGTTTCTTGCCGCTCGGAATCTTATAGAATCGGGCTAACGCCCAGGGCTCGTCTTCGCGTTGGATGGATGCAATTGCACAGGCCATGTACTGGAGTCCTTCCACCTGCTCTTCGTCGTCGTCCAGAGGATAGCCGCCGAATCCGGCTTCGCAGTTCGGCAATGAGAACTGGGGCTTATAATCGGGAATGCGCGTCTGAATCTCTAAGAGCAGATGGAGCGCCGCAGAACCAATCGTGTTCTTGGCAATCAGTGCGTCGTAGTCGGGCATTTCAAAGGGCTGGCCGGCCGCGCGCTTCTTCTTTGCCCGAGCCTCTTGCATGGCCACGAACTCCTCACGATCCGGCCAGCTATTGCTGAGCAGCACCATCTTCTTGATCACGGATTCGTATTGCATCTGATCCATAAAAATGCCGACACGCTCTGCAATTTCCCGTATAATTTTGTAATATTTGCGGTGTGTTACATCCTCGAATTCGAACTCGTCTTCGGCTTCGAGAGGGAGCCCCAGAATGGCCTCCAGATCGCTTGCCCTCAAGGCATCCTTGTCTTTCAGTTCTGCCCTGCCAATCATGGGTTTTCCACTGTCATCAAACTGAATATTCGTATCATAGCCGATCTCTTGAATGGGCTGGCCGCAGTTCCTACAGATATAGTGGCCGGCGAAGACACCCCCCGAAAAATGGAGATGGAGTTCTTTAAAGATCGTTTCCCGTTCCTTGGGGGATAAAAAGGCTTTGATCAGAAGGCGATCGTGGACACACAAGAGCTCTTTCTTGCAGAGGTTGCAGTCGATCCAGTTCTCAGAACGCTTGCCCTGATAGGTGCGCAGGAATGCGATCAGCAGCACATAGCGATCGACCTCCTCCCGAACTTTCCGAACGGCTTTGAGTTCGGCCACGTGCTTGCACAAATTGGGCACGGGCACCTCCCCCTCTTCTCTCTTGTTTCGCTTAATCTGTTCATCCTCGTGAATCATGGTCAGTTGAATCGTTTTAATGGCCTTGTCACGTTCAGGAATCAAAAGGAGATCCTGTTTGCCAATGGCAGTCTGGTAATAGTCCCCGTTGATACGAAGAAAATGGGCGACACGGGCAACGTCCGAGTTCTTCAGAACGGGATTCTGTTCTGTAAAGGCTTGAAGAATCTTCACGAGAATCATTTCACTTCGAAACAGGGTGTCCAGAACGGGTGTCGACTCGATCGGCAATATCGGATTCGGAATCGGTGGCTCCAGTTCTTTGATCGCTTCACGAGCCAGATTCAAAGACGTGATGAGTTGGTTCTGATAATTTGTGATTTTCACTTGCAGAACCGCCAGAATCTCAGGAGTCAATTCGAGATTGGGAATTCCATAGTCTACAAGAGTGTTCATCATATCGCCAATGCCTGTGCCAGGAATGGTCATCCCCTCCAAATAGTCCGCCAATGGAATATTGGCGAGTGTATTGCCCGATATACTGAGTGCAACAATCTGATCGGTTTTATTCGAATCTGGGACTAAGGCCTGTTCATTCAGAATATTCACCATGTTCAGAGGTGTCGTAGAGGCTCGTGTCATATCGAGTGCAAGCGATCCGGATCGCTTGGTGCCCATATGAGCCGCCACCGCCTGTGGAAAGAGCAGGTATGCACGAATAGGTGCCATTTCAGAGGCCAATAGTACATGCCTGTCCCCTTTCCGTCCCTTTCGATACGTTCGACTGAGCGCCGTTTCCAAGCCATAGTGGAGCAATCCGACGGAAGGATAGGGCTGAATTAGATCATCTTTGTCCTTGGGCGGCGCCCGTTCATAGGCCTCCAGGGTCGATTCATCCATATCAGGGATCACATTGCGAAAGAACAGCGTATCCTGATCCAAGTCCATTAAGAGACCCGAATCATTGCCTGTCTTCCAGGGGCGTTCCCAACGTTCGTAATGAGACTGATCTGTTGCATAGAAATTGATCTGATTCGTGGCGCCTGTTTCTACGAATGTGGTGGTCGAAGGCGTCGTAGAGATCGTAGGAATTCCGTCATTTTCAAATTGATAGGGCGCGTCTTCGGCCGTCTGTTGTTTGTACAGCGCATAGAGCCTCTTTTTCACATCAAGGACGGGCTTCCCCATGGGAACCGTGGTTTTCTGAAGAAGATCTACGAGCGTAGATGCACTTGGGCTCTGCAATCCCTTGAACGATCCGTCTGGATTGAGTTCCATAATAGCGCGTTTCATATGGGTCATCGTTTCCACGAGAATCCGAAACTCACGGATGGCCTTGGGATCCTTTTGTTGATTCGGATCCAACATATTCAAGAAATCCTTGAGGGCTTCACTCTTCTGAATGTTTTCAGGAATGATTTTGCGGCTCATCGTGGCCTCCTTGTAGATTGTCTGCTGGGGCAGCAGCACTTGGCCTTCGAGTTCCACTTCGAAATCATCGGTATCGAGAATCTCGAGATCTTCGTCTTCCTCGTCCTCTCCCTCTTCCTCTTCCTCTCCCTCCTCTCCCTCCTCTTCCAATTCGAGTCCCTTCTCCTCTTCCTTCACAGGTTTCGGCTTTGTGGAGATTCGGAGAATACGAAAGGGTGCCTCTTCAGGAATTCCGACGGCTCCAAATGCAAGATCTTGCACATCAGATTCGTCTTCCAAATTGACAATTTGAATCGAATCCTCCTCTTCGTTCACGGCCGTTATCTGGTACGTGGCCGTGACAAGTCCCTCCTTGTCAATGCCATCCACGAGAAGCCCTACACGGAAATCCTGTTGTTGTATAAAATCGGTTCTGTCCTTGTTCCGTTTGAGCAGAATATAGCTCTCTTTGACCCCCAGATCGGGTGCAAATGAATCTTCGTCCTCCGTGTAGAGGCGGGGGAAATCATAGAGAATATTGCCGGCTCCATCAGGTCTCAGGCGAAGCATATCGTTTGAGCGATAATAGATGGTACCCCAGACAACGCCATACCGTTCTGAATCAATAATCGCCCGATCTCCGAGTTCAAGAACCTGATGTCTATCATAAGCGTCCACGGGCGCCTCTTCAATATCTTCAACTTCTATGGCTTCTTCAACAACTGGATCAGGATTTGATTGATCACTCATCCTCTAGTGGTTATAAGTAATTTTATTCAGAGCTTAAGCCTCGCGGCCAATTCTATAGGTATAACGAGACGATGAGCTATGATCTGTCTATTTTAAAAGACCTGATACACAGGTATCCTACGTGGGCTGATCTCCGTCCTTATCTAGAATCACTTCATCTGCGCATTATTGATTGCAGCAATGGATATGCTATTATTCGATATGAGAAGGGCTCGTCCCAATTTTCAAATCCAGTCGTGTCATGGTTTCGATCGGTCGTATGGGATCTCCCTAGCAACCGCCCTCTGTCGATTGCCCCGCCGAAGGCCTCTGAGGCAATTGCTGATTTCATTTCGAATCGATATGAAGAATTCCTAGAGGGCGTGATGATCAATGTCTTTCTCGACCGTGAGGGAGCCGTGCGCTATGCCACTCGGTCAAAACTCGATGCAACCGGAACCTTCTATTCGTCTCGTTCCTTCCGTGAGTTATTGACAGAAGCACTTGGGTCTACCGATCTGAAATCGCTTCTAGGATCTGCGACCTTTGCGAGTCTGCTGCTACAACATCCAGAACATCGTATTGTGAGTCTTATCGCAAAACCGATGGTGCATGTGATTCATACGGGCACAGTCGATGCAGACGGTACAGTGCACTTTACAGAGCATGTACCGACTCTTGAAAAGCCGGCGGATCTATCCTTTGATCAGTGGTTTAAACAGCTTTCTGAAAAAAATGGCTGGCAGTGGCAGGGACTGGTACTAAAGGACGGAAAGGGATTGAGGGCTCGTGTGCGCTCAAGCGCCTATACTATGGTGCGGACTCTGCGATCGGATTCGCCCCGTCTGGATGTTCGATATTTGAAGTTGCGCGAGAAGCACCTCTTGGAGACCTATTTCTACTATTATCCTGAAGACCAGGCGCCTATGCGCTTACTAGAGCAGAAGATTCGCCATATCACCCATATGCTCTACATGGCCTACGTGGATTGTCATATTAAGCATCTGATCCCCTTTGCAGAACTCCCTGCCCCACTAAAAACACATGTCTGGTCACTGCACAGTTTCTACATGAGTTCCTTGAAGGCGCGAGGCTATTTTATTCGTAAACAGGAGGTCATTCAGTATGTGAACACGCTGCCAATTCCGCGCATTCTTCATTTGCTGAAGTTTGTCTAATCACTTCTTGCGAATAAGAGAGCGCCTGGGCTTTGACTCGGCAGACGACTCGGCAGAGGGCTTGGCAGACGACTCAGCAGAGGGCTTGGCAGACGACTCAGCAGAGGGCTTGGCAGACGACTCAGCAGAGGGCTTGGCAGACGACTCAGCAGAGGGCTTGGCAGAGGACTCGGCCAACAGAATGGGCTTTGATTCAGCCAACAGAATGGGCTTTGATTCAGCCAACAGAATGGGCTTTGCACCAAGTGCCGCCGCCCTTTCACTCAGGAGAGCGCCCACTGCATTTGAGTTGGCTTTTGCTTGCGCCCCTTGTGCTGCAATGCCCGCCGCCTTTTCGGCAAGGAGAGTTCCCAGAGCATTTGATTCGGCTTTCGCTTGTGCTGCGATCCCTGCTGCCCTTCTATTGAGAGTGATACCCAGTATATTCGACTCAGCCTTGGCAATGGCTGCAATGGCATTTGCCCTGACTCCAAGCTGATTTGCGACAATGGCGGCTTCTGCCACTTCAGGAAATTGCTTAATCCACTGTTGTCTGAGTTGACGAAAGATCTTGACGCATCCCTTGCAGGCCTGTGCGAAGGCTTTGAGCGCCAAGGCCTTCGAGCCGATGCCGATGCGAACCACGAGTTCATCCCGCAGAGGGTGAGGAACCGCATAGCCGGCATAGGTAACGGGTACTGTATCAGATCCCTCTGCCACATCAATATGATTCTGTTCAAGAAAGGTCTGAATCATATTGCCGAAGGTGTGATCGTGCCCTGATAGGATGAAGTCGAACCCGATCACACGGCTCTCCGATGGAATCACTGTAAGTCCCTCAGGCATCCCTGTTTCCGTATCGAGATTTACATACTTGCCCATCATCGATTCACCTACATCGCAGGCACGGCGAATCATATAGGGCACTTTGAGGGGGCCCACCGATTCGACTACAAAGTCGTAGCTATAGGGCTCTCCCTTTGCATCCTTCAGATAGACCTTGGCAATCTCCATTGTATTGAACTCGCGCTCATACATTTGACGCTTTGCATCCTCCAGAGACGCAATGTCCTGCTTCTTTGCATCTCGAAGCCAGGCCAGAAAGTAGGCTTTCCTGGCTGCCGGATCCGAATCCAGCGTATACGTGTAACTGCACTGACTGGTGGGCTGGAATCGGGCATTTTCACGGCCTGTGCCAACGGAGGCAACTGCCTCCAACTCGATCTTTCCAAGTCCCGGTGCCAGCGTTGCAATCAGATAGGTGTCACGGGTAACGGGATGAGGAGGGAAGAAATCCATCCAGTCGTGAAGACGGGGCTCCTTGCCCTCTCCCTGTGCCTCCTCGATGACGAAATCGGCACAGGTGACATCGCGAATCGAGTCTTTGTTGGCCGTCACATTGAGTTTGAATGTGTAGTTACTATACTGAAAGGAGAGGGGGGCGTCCACATGAATTGGAAGGAGGCCAATTCGATGGGCGAGCATCTCATTCGTCATGGGTGTATCGTTCTCCTTCACCACCACATCCGTCGTTGTTCCATTCTTCATGTCGGCACGAAATCCAAGGGTCTCCACACCCGTCATGAGAAGGCGACGCAAGGTATTGGCATAGGCCACATGAATCGGCGCTAATGTAAAGGTATAGGTGGTTGGATTCACAGGAACAACTTTTTCGAAATTCATGGCTATCTACTCTTAGTGGTTCGTTGTTAAGTTCCAGTCATCAAATTTTCATGCGATCTCTACGATCTCTAAAAGTTGGCCTACAGCGGTAGGATGAGCAGGCAGCCAGTTCACATCTGTTTTTATTCCAATAAATGTACCTGGTGCAAAGCGTTCATTACAGAAGTGGCTGCGACCCCTTACAAGGGCGATTTCAAATATGTGTGCGTGGATCCCTCTCCGACAAGACCCCAGCTTCCGAGCTGGCTCAAAAAGGTTCCGACGCTCGTCATTTCGGGAGAACCCAACCCCCGGACAGATTCGGAAGTCATGAATTGGCTCTACGAACGGAAACTCAAAGAGGGCAACAAAGGCGGTGGCGGTATGATATTGAACGCAAAGCCGGTGGGGCCCGCAGAACCCGAGCCATTTGGTTTAATGGGCAGCAGCAATGATCTCTTTTCCGATCCCTATACGTTCTTGGATCAGGATACCATGGCACAGGGGAACGGCGGCTTGCAGGGGGCGGAGAAGAACTTTAGCTTTTTGAACGGTTCCTCCGCCTTCGGAACAAAGGATGGTGGATCCATGAATACCATTGAAAAGGTGGGACAGATGAGCAAGAAGGAGCAGATGTTTGATAATCAGATGAAGAACTATATGGAGAGCCGTGATACGGGGCTGCCGAAGGGGCCCAGTCGGATGTAGAGTAGGGTTTGATGCCCCTCATCAAACCCTGAAGGTAAAATGATAGATGGCATTTACCTTTATGATTTCAATAAAACACTTAAATTTATATTAGCCGGTATGCGCTCTACAATCATCTTAAAGATCCCTGACTGTCTATAGTCAGGGATCTTCATGTCAGTTCTAGGAGCGTTTACAAACCAGATGGTGGCCTTTTTTGAGGCCTTGGCCGACACCATCCCCGAGGAGAAATCCATTCAGATGGCGGCGGAGGCCATTCGGGGCGCCAAGAAGATCAATCCCAAGCTGATCCTGGATCTCTTCTACGACCATATCTACAAGGATCTGCACTCGGCAATTGATGCAAAGGATGTGAATGCCATCAATGTCTACGGGCGTGTGAAGATTCAGGGGCAGTTCAATGAAATCATGCCCGCGATCACAATCTTTGATACGCACTGGCCGACTCTCTCGTCCAACACCCAGGACGCCATCTGGAAGTACTTGAAGGTCTTGTGCGTCCTCTGTGAGAGACTGAAGGGGATAGAGAATCCATCACACAAGTAGATGGGGTTTGATTTGGAATTGATTACGCGGGCGACAGGGGAGGCACCGGCTCCCGCGTTTCAGACGCTCGCTACGAGAGAGGATACCCATGTTGCACTCCTAGAAGATAATCCAACCCTGTTTACTAAACTTCCGAGAGGACGAAAAAGTCCAGCCAAATCACTAACAGGTACCAAGCGAGGAAGGCAGGCCGAGACATCGGGGGCGAAACGGGGAAGGCCATCCGATACTGCCGAGTCCCCTGAGGCCAAGCGTCCTCGATCAAAATCGCATAACAGTATTTATATACACACAGATGTCATGAAACTCACATGGAAGGAGGGGGAATATATTGTTTTAAATGTACGCAACAAGACCACAGATGCAGAAGCGACCCCTAGAAAATGTCAAATCCTTGCAAGTGGTGCAATTACGAGAGCATCGGGTCAATTTGCTGGGCTTGTGGTTCGTTGTCCAGATGACTTGCAGAGTGCTGGATCTAGGAACACTCGTAAACGCAAACGCAAACGCAGGCACTGCCGTTTATTATAAGAATGTGTGTAATATACACCTAATTATTCTTAGATCTCCTCAATAAATGAGTGGATCTGAGAAATCAGCAAATACAGTTGTACCGGATACGGCTTCTGTCTTTCAAACTAAATACGATGAATTCGCCAAGGAGTTGCTGGAGACCTTTCCTGAGCTGGCTGAGTCTATCCGGTCGGCGATCGCCCTGACCCCCTTGGAACGCTTGCAGCGGTTCCAGGCCTCTGTGAAGGTTACCGCGGCCGCCACGGATCCCATTGGTGCAGTGCTCCCCGGTGTTGTCTTGGATCCTGTCACCTGGGCTTCCTTGAGTACATCCAATCAGACGGTCATCTGGGAGTATGTCCGCCTCCTTTCGATGTGCTGCTTCCTGGAGGGCTTCGGCTCTGCTGACTCTGCAGACGGAAAGGGATGGATGGACGAGGTCATGGGCAATTGGAAGGAGAAGCTCGGCAAGATCGACTTCGAGGGGCTCTTGAAGAAGTTCTCAGGCATCTTTTCGTTTGGCGATGAGAAGGCAACGGATGCATCGGGTGGCGGTTTCAAGATGCCGAAGCTGCCCGAGCGGTTCTTGAAGGGGCAGCTGGCCAAGCTGGCCGAGGAGATCGTGAAGGACATCAAGCCCGAGGATCTCGGATTGACAGCGGAGGCCATGGCGGAATGTGAGAAGAGTCCGTCCCGGGCATTTGATCTGCTGGTACAGCTCTTTACGAAGAACCCGGATGCAATTCAGTCTATGGTCAAGAAGATTGGCAAGCGTCTGCAGCAGAAGATTCAGTCGGGGGCGATTCGCCCCCAGGAGATCGCGAAGGAGGCCGAGGAGCTCATGAAGGAGTTTGCAGGGAATGCCGATCTCGTGTCGATGATGGAGTCGCTTAAATCTACCTTCGGCTTTGAAGACATGGATATGGCCAAGGCGGCCGGCAAAGATGGATCGGCACGCTTATCCCTTGTCAAGGAGCGGCTTCGGAAGAAATTGGAGGCCAAGAAGGCGCAGAAGAAATAGTTAATTCGCCAGTCTAACTAGGGATTTGATATGGCATCGTGCGAACTGCCATTTTGGAAAGATCCGGTTGGTCTGCTCACGCATTTCAGTCTAAGCTATGATATTACGTGTCCGACACAGCGCTATAATTTTGCGGCGCGGCTCTTTCTTCTTGCGATCGCCGTGGGGCTTCTCGGAATGCCCGTCTGCGGCTCCATGTCACTTGTGCTTTGCGTCGTATTGGCCTCTGTGATCGGTGCGATCATTGTGGTACAGGGGCAAGAACTGAAAGCGGAGTATGCGACGGGTCGTAAGGTCGATGTCGAGTTTGAACACGAGGTGCAGCTGTCGCCAGGCTACGTGTCTCCAGGACGCATGGACGAGGGATTCGTAAGCTATTCGCCTGATGTAGTGAGTCGCATTGTGGGGATCGAGGCGGCGCTTCCCTATAATAATGCAGCCCCCTATTCGGGCCCCGCGCTTCCGGATTCTACACCCCCCACCTCCAAGAATCTCTTTATGAATGTGTTGCTGGATGAATACAAGTACAATCCGGATCGGCCGGCGGCTGCGCCTGTGACAAATCCCAATGTGAAGCAGGTGTTTGATGACTATTTTAAGGTGCAGTGGTTTTCCGATCCGACGGATGTGTTTGGCAAGAGCCAGAGCCAGCGTCAGTTTGTGACACAGCCCTCCACGTCCGTGCCGAATGATCGCAAGTCATTCCAGGACTGGCTGTACAAGATCCCAGGCAAGACCTGCAAAGAAGGCGGACAATACTGTACGGATCAGGGGTCTGCGGGCGTGCAGTATCCTTGGATGGGCGAGTAGCGCCTACCAATGGGCGAGTAGCGCCTACCAATGGGCGAGTAGAGCCTACCAATGGGCGAGTAGAGCCTACCAATGGGCGAGTAGAGCCTATGAGTAGCGCCTACCGCTTATTCAAACAGATCCGTTCGTTTTGCCAAAGGCGTTGTATCAAGTATTTCAATATCATTGAGGTCATTAAAATTCTTATAGGGGAGTTTGGGAAGTTTATAGAATCGTGTTTCTTTCAGCGTAAATGGGAATTTTGAGCCGCTAGGATTTGGAACCGGGTACGGCCACTTGTCGTGTATAGGAAGTAGCTGTACGGTGGAGACAAAGGCCAGCGCGGAAATACCTCCGATTGTATTCCCCTCAGAACTCTCCCCTTTCCGAAATCCGACATACATGCAGACGGTCTCTACGCCATAATAGGCAATTCCCTTCACAAGATTGCCCGGGACTAACTGAATAGCCTCCTGTGTCTCTTTTCTAAAATGCGTAATATTTTTTGCATTTTCAAATGGTTCTTCATTTGGTGCACTCATCCTCTAGTTATTTACAATAAAATAGATACGACCTCGTAGAATAGATCTACCGTTAAGAATATGCTGTTATCTATTTAAAAGATGGCTGCGTGACCACATAGCCTCTCTTGCCCTTCCTCGTCTTACAATGGAACTTAAAGAGAGTACGTTGAGTCGGCTCAAGCTTCCGTTGCAGAACGGATTTCACGCAGACCGCAATCGCCCCGGATTCTTTGCTGCTCCCTTTTCGTGCCTTGATCGTCCGGCGGACATGCTTGATGCAGCGACAGAACCGAGCGGTCTGGCTGGTCTTAGTGTGTTTTCGGCGGCGATCCCCGATCATGCTATCTACAATTGCTCTGATTCTTTTCTTTTCAGTCTCCAGAGCTATGGAACTAGGCTTGAACCGAATGACACATGCCCGTGATGACTTATGTGGTATTAAGTCATATTATGGTCAGTCTGTTGGCGTAGGAAGGTATATGACTACCAATCTTGTTCCCAACGCCTCAGGCGTGAACCCTGCGGCGGTCAATGAGCTCCTTGTCTACCCGAGGGAGGGCTACGGCTACAACAACGCCGCCATCGATGCGGACTCGTATATCCGCAACCAGCCGGGTTTTAAGACGAATAGGTGCCAGACGAGGGCGCAGGCTCGCCCCTTCCTGTCCGTGCCCTACATGGCGGGGGGGCGTGGCAACCAGGATCTCGAGACGCTGCTCCAGCACTCCGAACAGGTGCGCATGGGCAAGGAGTGCGGTACGGTCACGGAGCAGTTCTTCTCTCAGCAGTACGATCCCCTGATTCCGATTCTGAAGGAGAACGTGCAGAAGCCGAGCAACTTGGTGCCTGAGGTGGCGGCGGCGGGGTGGATCCATGGGGGGATCCCGACTCGGTCGTACTTGCGCGATGTGAACTGCTAGGCACGAAGTGCCTAGCAGCGCCCTATCCATATAGCATTAGTATTGTCTACTATGTTTTAATAGAATTGTATTAAAACATAGTATACCCTAGTATAAATTTAAGCCCGAAAGACCATAAACTGAATTACAATCGCTTCTGACAAGTTACTTGTCGTAACATTTCTTACAGTGATCGCTGCAGAGCCGGCTGAACATACAGCATTCAAAGTATATCCTCCAATCGCTCCGACAGATGTATGTGCTAAAAGAAGCATATCGTTTCCTCCAATGAAACTATTTGTGAATGTAAATACTACACCATTCTGTGCATTCAGTAATGCACCATTCATCGTAATAGTTCCTGTAGGCGCATTCAGAATAACGGTCGTCGACTTGTTAGTACCCTGTGTAACATTTCCACCATATACCGTATAGCTGTACCCTAACCCAGTGGTTGCAATCACTTCACCGGATAATGCTGTAATATTGCCCAACAAGGATGTAATAGATGTCCCTGCCTGAACAGCATTTCCAGCGGATATATCGGTTGTCGCCCGAATATAGGTTGCAGAGGTAATCGACCCTGTCTGCGTCAGAATATTGCCCGACACGCAGATGATGTTGCCGTTCGTGTAGACGGGAGGCCCCTCATCGGGGAGGCCGCCCGGTCCCGGATCCACGCCGTTCAGAGTGTTATTGGGGTACGCTGCATAGGACGGCGAAAAGGGGAGCTGTGTAGAATAGACGGCATAGATGGGGGAGTTGGGGTCAATGTAGCCCGCCAGCAGCGTCACCGTATCCACCACACCGACCATGAAGGTGGTCACATTTGCATTGACACCCGGATATAACTTCAGACCACTTTCCCGCAGAATACGACCCGCCGGGCAGGTCGAAGCGGTCACGGTTGCACTTGCGAGAGCCGTAAGAACACCTGTCGTCTGGAGCGTAGTTGGATTGGTAGACACGGAATACGAAAAGATGTCGTTCTGGAATGGGGCGGCCGTCGTAAACTGGCGCGCGGGCTGCTTGGCAAGGGCGGACTGGACGGACGACATCTGATTCTGACTATACCGCTTAATATAAATTTTAATTAGATATGACGCCTTCGTTTTTAGCGCATATTGGGAATGGCCTGTTGCTTCTAGTGGCCGCTGTTCTGTTCTTCAAGAACTATGCACTTATCAAAAAAACGAATGGTATTATTCTTGTCGCACTCGCTCTTCTTGCGTCTATCGCAATTGGAATCCATGGTTTATCTCATCTAGGATTGGAACGAGTCTACAACTTTAATCCAATCGCGTAAAGAAGGCCTCAATCGAATCCAGAGTGGTTGCCAACGGCACTGACTCTTCCGTCGAGATCTTGAGAACAGGGAGTGTAGTTGTTGCAATCCAGGCTCGATGCTGGCGATCAAGAGCCTCTAGATAGTCCACGGAGATGGAGGCTTCGCCCTGCCGCCCTCTCTTCTGAATTCGTTCTTGTGCCACGCCAACACCCGTCGTTACGTAGAGGATCCCGGCCATCGGCAGACTCGACGCAAAGGCATTGTACCACATATTGTACAAGGATCCTTCCAGCACATTCATATCGCCTGATTGGCGCAACATCTCCGCAAAGACGAACTTGTCCGTCAGAACGGATCGTTCGGTAAGAATGATCTGCCCGGGCTTGGCAGATGCCACGGCTTCTTGCAACAGGCGTAAGCGGCTCAGAATGGCCGCATTCTGAAACGTGTACGCCCACCGCTTCTTATCTTCGTAGAACAGTTCCAGCAAGTTCTTCCCCGACTCCTCTTTGAGTGACGTCCAGGTATCGACGGGTTCCGGAACAATCAGGACGTCGGGAAAGCGTAAACGTATGGCGTTCAGAAGGGTGGTCTTGCCCACTCCGATGTTGCCATCGAGAGAGATGATTCGAGGCGTATCGGAACGACGCGGCACAATTCCCGCAATGATCTCCTCCGATACCGATTTAGAGTTATAGATGCCCATGTCTGTTGTCTGTTGTCTGTGCATTGCACAGACGCCACAAATCAAATTTTTATACCCAGACACTAGGAAGAATGGCCAGCATCGCAGAGGCGTTTACAACAGAAAAGCATCCGTGGGAGAATAAGGAGAATCCTCAGAAGTATACGTATTTGGCTTCGGAGTACATTTCACCTAAACCTCAGAGGCATATGCTCGGCTTGATCGGCGGCAACGAAGTCAGTGTTGCCGAAGGGAACCTCGTGGATCTCGAATCGGACTTAAAGGGAATCAATATTCCGAACACGTTCGCCCCGTGGCGCCAGTACCAGGCTCCGACGGATCCGAATGCAAAGGAGATTACGCGTAATAATACGAAGATCACGCTGAAGATCGACACGGCGCCGCAGCATCTGCCGGCCTATCAGATGTGGGCGTACCCGGGCATGCCGACGCCCGCTCCGATTCGCAATGAAGTCTGCAGGAATCCTGAAAAATACTGAGGGGAATAGTAGAGATGGGAAGAACGCGGAAAGCCTCGCGGAAAGTATCCATGACACTGGCCGGCACGCGCAGCCGGCGCGTCGTTCCCCTTTCAGCAAAAGCGACGAATTACAAACGTGTGCAGGAGACACTGCGTATTAGAAAGTTGGCTCGTGGTATGAAGAAACTTGCGGACGGATATAGAAGGGGAATTGTCGATGCAGCAAAACTTGCTAAGCAGCGACAAGCACGTGAATTGGCATTTGTTGCTGCAATCGCAACTCTGCAGCAAGAGCTTTCAGATCTGGCGGATAACCCTGTAAATAATGCAAGTGTAAATGCACTGACGGCAGGTATGGCGGGATTACCGGTTGCACAAAGGCCGGTCGCACGAGTGCTCCCTGCAGTCCCTGAAGAGAATGCGGCTAGTGTACTTGCTAGAAATTTAGAAAGATTCAGTATTGGTAGGTGAGAATGAGCTGCCCTACAAAACAGCAGTCGACCACACGCAACAAGTACGATGACTTTCACCAGGTGGACGACAACCGCATCAGCACGTATGCCGGCCGCTATGCTCTGAATGCCCCGGCAGCTCGTTGCCCCACAACCTTTCCGTCCAATGCCACGGTTCGTCTTCAGATGAGCGGAGCGAGTTGGCCAGAAGGCCAGTGGCGCACGGATGTGGAGACCGATCTGCGCGGCATCGGGCGTTTCAGCAGCAAGATTCGTGATGACAAGGATCTCTACAATCCGAATACGAACAGCATGAATCAGGTGCCCCTGGTCAATGCGCCCGATGAAGTCGTGCCCTTGACCTTCGCTCGCTTAGTAGATCCCCCGTGCACTCTGAGGGCGACCGGCTGGAATCGCTTCGATACGGTGTTCCATCAGCCCCAGGAACACTTCGAGACCCCGTTCGACTTTTTCATTCCGAGTAGAACGTTGGACAAGGAGGTCTATAACACGCATCGGGGGAAGAGGTGTGGGACTATGCACTAAAGCTGGACTCCTCGTCCAGCTTTGAAAATAAAATGATGGATGGCCAGCAAAGCTGGCCATCGCTCGTGCATTGTATTCTCAAACCCAAATGAACATTCAACATGTTCATTTGGTTATATATTTTGCGGAACCACGATAGAGATGGAGGTCGCAGTACTCGGTGGCCTATTGAGCGCCGGCTTCCTCGTAAGCCGCTTTTTAGGCAAGAAGGGCGCTAAGCCCTCCGCTCCTGAAGATGTGACGGGGGGTGGCTTGCAGCAGCAGAAAGTTCGCGAAGGATTCTATCCCGCCCAGCGCGGCCCCGACAATCAAGCCCTCACCCAGACTCCCAAGGGTGCCTCCGCCATCGGGTTCGGTGCCGAACTCGATATGATGTACCAAACCCCCAACGGCCAAACCTATCCGTCTGAGCCCAATCCTGGCCCCTACGGAACAGCCCTCGGCTACGCCACAAACAAGCCCCCGCTTGCCCCAGGCCTATCCGGTCAGTTCTATCCAACTCCCGTGGCCTCCGAGAACAATCAGCCTCAAGTGGAGTTTCGCAACGACGGTGTGGAAGAGAGCCCCGTCTACATGGACGGGGACTATGTTGTGAGCCCCCTGTCCGGGCAGCGCATCTCCTCTCAGGACTACAAACACAACAACATGCAGCCCTTCTTTGGCGGCCGCATGAAGCAGAACACGATTGCGAGCCAGAACCAGGCCACTCTCGACATGTACAGTGGCGCTGGCTCCACGCAGATCAAGAAGCGCGAAGTCGAGAACATGTTTGAGACGAATAGGGCGCCGTATGGCAATCCCTATGGCATGGAGGACAATACGGACTTCTTCCAGAGCCGCATTCAGGATCCCATTGCGAGGAACGGCGAGAAGCCCTTCGAGCAGATTCACGTCGGCGCTGGATTAGGCGAGAAGTTCGGTCTGCTCGGCGAGGGCGGCTTCCAGCAGCTGGAGATTAACGAGATCATGCGCCCCAAGGACACCGACCAGCTCCGTGTGGCCACGAATCCCAAGCAGACCTTCAAGACGCCCATTGTACCCGGAAGTCACTTTGTAGCCACAAATGCGAATGATCCGGGTGAGGTGCGCAAGTACAAGCCGGATCGCTTCTATATTGACGAGACCGGCGAGCGCTTCTTCGTCACGAACGGAGAACTCATCAAGGAGTCCACGCGCCCCGTGCAGGTCTTGCCGTTCACGAGCCGCCCCGAGACCTCCGTGGCCTATACGCCCGCCGGTGCCTCGCAGGACTTCGGGGAGTCCTATGTGACGGGATCGTACCGAACCCCCATGGCGCAACAGTATGGCGGCGCCGGGTTCCGTAACGCCGATATGCAGACCTATTACACGAAGGCCGTCGGCAATGAGATGGCCGACTATGGCAAATCCAGTATCGAGATCCGCCCCAATGAGCGCAATGAGACATCGGAGCGCGTCATGGCGACCAACATTGTGCCGGCCGATACGGGCAATGTTATCCAGCCCTTCGAGGATATCGCACGGCCTACTCGCCGAGCCGAGACGGTCGGCAACATCCGCGGCACCGGCACCCCTGTTCGTTACGAAGGGGGTGCTCCGATGGTCACCGTCTGGGATCCCATGGATGTGGCGCGTACCACGGTCAAAGAGACCACAATCTACTTGGATCGCCCAGGCATTGCCGCGCCCGATTCAGCCCCTGCACGCCTCAAGGTCTACGATCCCGATGACATTGCGCGCCCCACCCAGAAGCAGCAGCTCTCCGCAAATCTGGCCTGGACGGGTCCCGGCTTATCCGCCTCACAGGATCAGATGGACGAGACCTTTGCCTACAATATGCGCACCAATCCCAACAAGGAACAGATTGCGAGGGGGCGCAAGCCCATTGCCGGCTCTGGCCAGGAGGCGATCTTCACCGGCGATCCGGGCAAGCAGACCTCGAAGAAGTTGGACGCGGACTTCCTGAACGACCGGCCTCTGGCGCTCAATCGCACGGTCGGCGGCGGCGAGGGCATGACGAGTGGCGTGGGCGATGTGGGGCGCATGGAGTACCGTGTGCCTCTGAAGCTCGATGTGTCCAGGGAACGGAATCAGTACGATGTGGTCGATCAGGTGGACAACAATCCTTTGATGCAGAGTTTGCGCCAGAACGCCGAGAAGGATGAGCGAATGATTGCAGAACGGATGATGATGCTGAAGTAGAGGAATTTAACTTATAGAGTCTTTCAATGCTAGTCTTAATGGCATTGAAAGAACCTATTCTTGTGGCTACGATTACAACACTCGGTATCCCTCTCACCTATGCGGCCTATCATCAGTTCTGGCATACCGTTAAGAATATAATTAAGCCCCCTCCACAAGAGGGGGCTTAATTATATTCTTAACACTAGTGCTTAGTATAAAATTACGCCCCCCCCTGCAATTTGCAGGGGGGGGCGTAATTTTATACTAAGCACTATCTATGGAACCATGCTGTCAATGCTCATGACTGGCCTTGTCTACCACGGTCTCATTCATTTGCACATATCAGCGATTGTGAGCTATGGAATCTATCTAAAATCCTTACAGTAGCTTAAACTACATTCTATACTAGACACTCATGAACACCTATAGGTGTGTGATCATTGGCTGTGCCAAGAACGTTGCCGCCCATCTACCCTCCACGCTCGCCCAGATCGACGTGATTCGATCGTTGTGGCTCGACGCCGCTGTTGTGATTGCGGAGAATGGCTCCACGGACTCCACGAAACAGTTGCTGGCCGAGTATGCCGCCACAAAATCCCACACCCATATTCTCACGTTGGACGAGGCCAATTCGATTCCGTTGAGAACGGAGCGGCTCGCCCTCGTTCGGAACCGGCTCCTGGACTTCGTGCACGAGACCTATTCCCACTTCGACTACATCCTTTCCGTGGATCTGGACGGAATTCTGGATGGCTTTAAGTCCTCTGGACTCACTGAGCTCTTTAAGTCCTTTCCGGTCGACACCTGGGATGCCGTGTTCGCAAATGTAGCGGGGAAGTACTATGATATCTGGGCTCTGCGATCGGCCGAAATGGGAATTACGTACGACTGTTGGGATATGATTCTACATCTGCGACTCGAGGGGGGCGTTTCACGGGCGGATGCGAAAGCGGTGTGCGTGACGCAGTTTCAGAAGGTCATTGAGCCGAGTCCGAGCCGGCTGATTCCTGTGGAGTCGGCGTTTGGCGGCCTAGGCCTCTATAGACTGGCCGCTACCAGAGGCTGCACCTATGTGGGTATTACACGGGACTGTAGCTGCCAGCGATTTGTGGCCTTCAATCAGGCACTGTGTGCTTCCGAGACCTGCGAGCATGTGTCGTTCCATAAGGATATGGTGGCAAACGGTGCAAAGCTCTTTATCTGCTCGTCGCTGCTGGTGAAGACGCAGCAGGAACATCTTTGAATTGCTGCGTCCACCACTTTAAAGTGAGCCGCTCCTTTTCTACAACTCTCTCTTCGCGCAAGAACGACAGCAATCGTTCCTGCGTGACGTCTGACCATTCCTTTACAATTAGAACGGGCAGCTTCTCAAAGAGGGGATCCAAGGGAGAACTCTTGACAATGGGATAGCAACCGAGTGCCAGGGCTTCCCAGGTGCGGTGGCAGTCCAGGCCGCCCCCATGAGGTGACACAACCAACTCGAATTTTGTTTGATGCGCCCAGGTTACGAAGCGATTGACAGGGATGGATTCGTAGTGCACGAGGGCGGAGGGCACCTGGGCGATGGCTGTTCTACGATCGTCGGCATACCGGGTGGTCATGGAGAACTGAAAGTTGGCGTAGGCGATCGGGCGGCGTTCTTTGGCGCGGTCTCGTAGGGCGAACAAGATCTGTTCCTGATCAATTGGAGGTTGCTGGAGTCCCCAGGGATGGTTCTTGTTCTCGGCCAGTGTATGATAATCCATGCCGATGGGAATCCGATGCAGCTTTGGATGCACAGTCGTTGTCAGATTCTGGCTGAACCAGGCCAGCAGCTTGGGCTCTTCCAGGAACAGAGCCAGCGACTCCGTCGTAAAGAGATCGTCGGGCATGGTCAGGTCGCAGTCGCCGGTTACGAGAACAAAGGGCACCTGGATCTTGTTCCAGGCGATCATGAGAAAATGGGGCAGAGCAGAACCAATCACATAGACGGAGGCACCGGGTTTCAAGGTTGACCACTGGTAGTCGTAGCAGAGACGTGTTGAACTGACCGGGTTCGGCGGATAGACATCGCAGCATTTCATTAAACCGCGACTGCTGACCAGTTGACAATCTGCTTCACTCATCCTTCCTATCCGTTCAAAGGGATTCTTGTTTAGATTCATGAACTAGTGCGGTAGATCATGAATAGAATTGAAGGCCTTCTAGCGCTGTCCAACGGGGGGATTCGGGCTGGTGCATGCTGCCTTTATTTTCGCCTTATCTCCTGACTCTTTCGCATCAGTGCACATAGGGCTTTCAAATCCTTCGTACAGATACGAGTAGACCGCCTTGTACGTGAGGCAATAGATAATGGCAAAGACGACAGCATGGGTAAGTGCAACCGTGACCTTGGAGCCCTTCGGAGGAAGTGTCACGAGGATGCCAGGCGTAAGGACAAAAAAGAGCACAGCGAGAAAGATACACATCAGGTGCTGCATGTGATTCTGCTAAGTCACAACAATATTTGTGATCTATTGAAAATAGATCACAAATGTTTGCTCCACCCAGGAATCGAACCTGAGACCTCATGTTTACAAGACATGCGCTCTACCCCTGAGCTAGAAGAGCAGAGGGAATTCCCTAGATGTGTAGATATATGGGTGTTTAAGTACCGTTAAGAACATAGGTCAGCGTCCATGGTGCTCTGCCCTAAAGGCAGCACGCTTCGCAGCGTCACCAACAACCGTCTCATTTTGCCTTCGCCTTATCTGCCGCCGCCTTATCTGATGCAGCATCAAAGCCCTCATAGACGAAACGGTAGACTACCTTGTGCGTAAGGCAGTAGACTAGGGCGAAGACGACGGCGTGCGTAAGCGCAACGACAACCTTCGAGCCCTTCGGAGGAAGGGAGAGGACAATGCCGGGTGTCAGAACAAAGAAGAGAAATGCAGTGTAAAGGAACATCAAAAGTTGCATTTGGTTCTAGTAGGAAAGAAGATTTTAACGCCTCAAAGGCCCCACTTGAACATCAATATCCCCTTCGTGAGAGCCCTGCATCAGATTCGTAAAATTGGGGACGGAAAGGGGGAAGGCCGGAAACGCATCGGGGACAAGAACGCCTAAGAGAGCCACCACTATTCCGCCACTAATGAAATCCTGGGCAAACGTAATGGGCTTGTGCTGCTTCTGTTGGTATTTGGAGGCCAGAAGGGAGAGAAGCATGAATGCGATTCCGCCGACCAGAACCCAGGGCAACCACGGAGGCATTATTGAGGAGGGTTGGAAAAAAGACAATGGGCTTCAGCACAGCTGAAGCCCTCAGCACAGCACAGCTACTCCAGAACATCATAGTCCTCATCCTTAATCGCCTCATCCTTTCCGTCCAACGCATCGATGTCTTGAATATCGTCCATCGTGAGCGGCGTCCCCTGCTCTTCCAGAATTTCAAGTCCTCCCCCCTCCTGTTCTTCCAAACTCTTCACCATATCCGTACCATGCTCATCGGCATCAAACATCGAATTATAGTCCGCAAATCCTACACGGTGTTCCCCTTTGCTCAGATTAATGATAGGCGCACCACCGGAGAGATCCGAGACAGTTTCAGAGGGGGGTGTTTCAGAAGGGGTCGAAATCGGCTGGATCGCTCCCGAGAGATCAATGAGTGCAACGGGTTCTTCAACCTTCACTATCTCCTCCTTACTCTTCGGCGTCTCCTCAACCTTCGGTATCTCCTCAACCTTCGGCGTCTCCTCCTCGACCTTCGGTGTATCCTCATCGTCATCCATCGAAACGAAGTCACGCAGAATGTTCTTGACCGGTACCATCGAACGAACGGCCTGCAGAATCCCCTCCCCCAACAAGGCCTCCACAGAACGATAGTTCTGCTGCTTTTCAATGGCCGTAATGTTCTCACGGAACAGGAAACTGCTTCCCCATAGCAGCTTGGAAGTCTCACACAACACCTTAAAGAGAAAGTGCTCGACTTTGGGCACCGTAATCTGCACCTTCTTCTGCTTCCCAGAGACACGGATCGCCGTCAGAACCTTTGTATGGGCAATAAAGACCGCCGTAAGGAGATCCTCCAGATAGTCGCAGCCACAGCCACTTTGAATCAGTCCGCTCTCCATGTTGACCTTTTCCATATTCCAATCGGGAATCTCATTCAGAAAGGTCTGAAAATGCCATAACAGCTTCTTGGGATCATTGGTCTTCGTCGCCTCGGCTCTCGCCTTCTCCAGAATGGACAAATAGAACTGAAAGTACGAGGGAATCAGGATTCCACAGAGCTGCTTCGTATATTCGGAGCGCGCGTCGGAGTAGACATTCGCGATCGAATCCCCCATTCTTATGAAATCAGATTGATTCTGCAACGCCCGTAGAACGCATGGCGTATCCTAAAAATGCCCATAGAGAGCCCGAGGCCTCCAGGCAAGTTCCATAGTCCGTTAGAAGATCCGGATTATCGAGCAGTGACGACAGTAGCGTCTCTGGATTGAGCCCCTTTGACTGATAGGTGAGGAGGTCATCTGCAACAAGTTGCTGTTGCAACTCTTGGCGACGGCCATTCAGAACTGTCTGCCAGAGCAGGGGCTCCTTCTGCAAATGAATGCAGTGCAGAACACGGCGATAGCTGTATTCGTTCGGCTGCATATAGTCAAAGATCTCGTCGATGGCCACTGAGGCATAGCTGCGCTTCAGCCATTCTGTCAGTTCTTCTCGTGTGGGCATGGGAATTCGCTGCACTGTGCAGCGACTGCGAATGGGCTCCTGGAGTTTGGCAGGATCGCGGCACTCCAGGACGAACTGGACGTCCGCCGAATGGGTCTCCAGAATTCGCCGCAAAAACGCCTGGGCTTCGGGCGTCAAATCGTCCGCCCCTTCGAGCCACAGAACCGTGGGTTCTCGGCGGCGTCCCCAGACATGGAGCTTCTGGCGGCCTTCCCGCAAGGTACGATCCTTGCGACACGAACAGGTCAGCAGCTGCTTGCGCTTCTCCTTGGCATAGGCCTGAATCCAATAGCTCTTGCCTGATCCGGGTGGTCCCGTGACAATGATGGGAGCTGCCATTCCTGTTCGTCCTATTCACCGATTTTTTAGGCTGTAGCGGTATGTGCAACTCGGCGAGTACCATGTCCATGCTTCTTCTTGGCTTGTTTGGCCAGTTGCATCGCCTTCCCCTCAGATTTGCACCCCTTTTCCAAAATGGCGTAATCCACGGCGGCCGCCTTGCCCCCTGTTACAGCCGACGCCAAACGGGCATAGCCCCAGCTCTGTGCCGTCTGGCTCGGCCTTGACCCTGAACTGAAATAGGCGCCCTCGCCCTTCGCCACAATCGCCTTCTGGGCACTTAAAGAGCAGCCTGTTGCGGTGGCCAAGGCCTTGGAGGGCGCCAGCGTTTCCACGCCATAGAGACGGCGGGCTTTCTGTACATGGGGGCTCTCTCGAACAGGGTATGACTGGATCCGCTTTCGCGTATAGTACTTGCCCTGTCGATAGAGCCGCCTGGACTTCAGAAGCATGCGCTTCTGCAGTTGCTTGTCCTTTGCTGTCAATCGTCGGGGAAGATACTTGAGAGCAATGGATTTCATAGAGTGTCTTTATATAAGACACAGATTCTAAATGGATGTTGTTGAAGAGGCTGTCGCAGATGCTATCGCTAAGCGCCAGGGACTTACCGTGCCCGTGACAGAGGGGGTGCGGCTTCCTGTCTGACTTGCGCCCTTGGAAAGGGTGGCCGTGGAGGATTTGGTGGGGGTGAGGGTGGGGCTGCTTGTGCTGCTAGAAGAGGGTGTCTGTGCACCCGTATTCGTAGTGGTCATGGATGCACTTGTTGTGCCCGAACGCGTGAAAGAGGCCGTTTGGGTCGAAGAGGCCGTGACGGTCTGCGTAGCTGTCGCTGATTGGGACGCAGATCCGGATCCGGATCCGGATCCCGTATTCGTTGAAGAAGGTGTACCTGTGCCCGTGCCAGTCCATGAGCTAGTCGTACTAGATGTAGTTGTGCCTGAGCCCGTACCGGTACTTGTACTAGAGCCCGTGTTCGTTGCACTCAGGGTTTGACTGCTTGTACTGGTCTGGGTTGATGTGAACGTTTGGCTCGATGTTTGCGACGGTGTCTCAGACACCGTACTGAATGCACTTCGAGAAGGGCTCACGGTTGACGTGGACGAATAGGTGTAGCTGTAGGTCGCGCTTGGAGTCTGAGTCACCGTGGCGGCGGCCGTGGTGGACACGGTGGCTTGTGCTGTCAGACTCGCTGTGACGGAGCCAGATCGTGTGCGACTGGATGTGCGAGTGAGGGTCTGTGTTTCTGAGCTCGTGACGGTCATGGAAGGTGTCCAAGAACTTGTATCGGATCGGCTCTTCGTAGGGGATTCTGTTGTGGTCGCTGTTTTCGAGGGGGTAGCCTGGCTAGTTCCTGACCCACTGACCGTCTGTGTACCACTACTCGTCATCGATGGCGTGGGCTGCGCACTGAAGCTGCTGCTTGGCGTGACCGTGGGACTGGCCGTCAGAGTGGTTGTTGAGGTTCTTGACCAGGGGCTCGGTGTCTGACTGGTCGAGGCGGTACTGGACGCCGTGTTGGTGCGACTTGCTGTGATCGAGGACGTCACCGTGGCCGTCTGGCTCCGAGTGGAAAGGGCGGAAGGCGTCTGGGTGGTCGTTTGGGTGATCGTCAAGGAGGCGGTGCGACTGCCCGAACTTGTGCGGCTCGGGGTTCCTGTGCTTAGAGCACTGACGGTGCTCGAGACGGAGGGAGTCTGTGAAAGAGTGCTTGTGTCGGTTGCAGTTCCTGTCACAGAAATCGTCTGGGTTGTTGTACGGGTGCTTGTAGGGAGTGCGGATGAAGAGCGGGTTGGAGTGATTGTGGCATAATTGCTCGGCGTTTGGGTGTTGGAGGCGGTGACCGTGGAGAAGGCTGTGATTGTCATGGTCGCTGTTCGAGAACTTGTTGAACTACGAGTGCCTGAGCGTGTGATAGTCTTGGAGCGTGTGGCAAGAGCACTGGGTGTTTGCGTGGAAGAATCAGAGCCGGTTGCGGTAATTGTGGAACTGGAGGTGCCTGTGCCAGTTTGTGTAAATGACGGTGTCTGTGTGGATGTGCCGGTCAAGGATGCAGTCACAGTGGGTGTACGAGTAGGGGTTATTGTAGAGGTGCTTGAATCGCTCGAACTTGCAGTGCCCGTTCGAGACAGACTGGAACTTCCAGATCCGGATTCAGATCCGGATCCTGTGGCCAGAGTAGTCCCTGACCTCGTATTCGTGATAGCCGCGGTTCTGGAAGGAGTACTGGTGCTCGATAGACTCGATGTGATGGAACCCGTTTGTGTTCGGGTGGCCATCGAACTCAGAGAGGGCGAGGAAGTGATGGAGGAAGTGATGGTACGACTGCTTGTTGCGATCCCTGTTGCGCCGGCAGTACTTACAGCGGTTGCTGTGCCGGTTGCACTAGGTGTTTTAAGCGCAGAGGGCGATACGGTTTCCGATCCTGTGACACTCGGTGTCTGCAGAGGGGAGCCACTTTCTGAGCCAGAGGAAGTGCCGGTTCTAGTTGCAGTTCCCAAGGGGCTCCCTGTGACTGTGCGACTAGGCGTCTTTGTACGGCTGGCAGTGGAGGTTAAGGAATTTGTGACCAGCCCTGTAGTGGTTGTCGTCTGACTGGGAGAGGCCGTGCCGGTTGCAGTGGTTGTACTAGACGAAGAGGGTGTGCGAGTATTCGACAGGGTTTGAGAACTGGTGAGGGTGAGGGTGGGGGAAGAAGAGGCGCTCAGAGTTGGTGAAGGGGTTTTACCCGCGGATCCCGATACGGTTCCTGTTATTGATTGCGTGGCGCTGGGGGACATCGTTCCAGACCCTGTTTGTGTTTGGGAGGGGCTCGAAGAGGATGTGATGGAGCCGGTCAAGGAGGGAGTGAAGGAGGGGGTCTGTGTTTGCAGTTGAGAAGGAGATTCCGTTCCTGACCTTGATCTGGTCGGACTTGGTGTTTGAAATCCGGAACTGGTCTGACTGAGTGTTCCTGTTCCTGTAATGGAAGGGCTGAAGGTGCTGGAGGGACTTGTGGAGGCGGTGACCGTTGGACTCGCCGTGTTCGCGGCACTCGGTGTCAACGTCTGCGTCAATGTCTGCGTCCTTGTAGACGTCTGACTGGCCGTACTGATTGCTGTACGAGAGGCTGTTGTAGAGGCGGTCGAACTTGGCGTGAACGTCGAGAGAGCTGTGGCCAGAGCCGTGGAAGAACGAGTCGCCAGACTCGCTGTGGTGGACGGGCTTGTCGTACTTGTCTGTGTCTGCGTGATCTGTCCTGTTCCTGATGCAGTTACACTGGTCGTGACGGTTGCACTGATGGATAGAGTGGTAGAAGGCGTACCGGTTACGGTGCCTGATGTGGTAGATGTGGCGGTGGGTGTAAGACCGCTCGTGACCGTTCCCGTCGGCGATCTTGTTGTTGTCGGCAAACCAGACCCTGTTCGTGTAATACTGGGCGTACGGGTGCTTGTTATCGTGACAGAGGATGTCTCTGTGTTCAATCCGGTCATTGTTGTTGTGCGACTTGGTGTTACGGTGCGGGAGTTGGTAGGTGAGATTGTTTGCGTGGGAAAGGGGCTTGCCGTCTGGGAGGGACTGGCCGTCCTGGATGGTGAAGCTGTAAGGGAAGAGGTGATCGTCTGACTCGTGGTTCGACTGGGACTGGCCGTACTAGAGGCTGTCTGTGTCCGCGTCTGGCTTGCCGTAACGGTGGGGCTTGCTGTTTGACTGGATGTACTACTTTGCGTGCCTGTAAGTGTGCCACTAAGAGTACTGGAGGAGGTGATCGCTGCAGATCCGGTGCCTGTACCGATGCCGGTGCCAGAACCAGAACCAGAACCAGTACTGGTAGAACTTAGAAGGGGCGAAGAGGTGCTGGAGGCGGTCACTGTGCCGGTAAACGTGGCGGTAGGCGTTCCTGTGCTCGTCCCTGTGTCACTCAGAGTGATGGAACTCGAGCCCGTCATAGTGTTCGAAGATGTGGCCGCCCTAGTCAGACTCGCCGTCCCTGTCAGTGTTCCAGAGCCTGTATTCGTAGATGTCTGGGTGCCCGAGCCAGTTCTTGTCAGGGTAGCCGTAGCCGTTCCCGTGCCCGTGCCCGTTCCAGACTGCGTTTCAGCGGCGGTACCTGTCTCACTCCTTGTACCCGTGCCGCTCGGCGTCGAGAATCGGGAGAGCGTGGCGGTCGGCGTGGCGACTGCCGTTGCGGATCCAGACCCTGTCAGGGTGCTCGTGCCCAGAGGACTTAAAGAAGGCGACTGGGTCGCAGTGCCGGTCGAATTTGCAGTAAGGGATGCGGTACTCGAGGGTGTCTGGAAGGAGGAGGGAGTGAGGGTGGCGGAGGCGGTGCGACTGCCCGTCATGGTTCGTGTCGAAGTGCGACTGGACGAGGGTGTGATGGAGTCTGTATAGGTGGATGTGGTTGACCCTGTTTGACTTTGTGTGACGGAGGCCGTGGAACTCTGCGTTGACGAAGGAGAGCTGGTCGATACCTGCGATCCTGTATTCGTCGAGGATACTGTTTTCAAGGCGGTGCTCTCCATGGTGATAGAGGACGTGGTTGAGCGGGATTGCGTAGAGGTCTGTGTGGAGGATGGAGTTTGCGTGCTTCCCTGCGTAGATGTGACAGAAGGACTTGAGGACTGAGAGGGGCTGAACGTCCCTGAGTAAGAGCTGGTACTGGATCCAGATCCTGTTCGTGTTCCTGTGAGGGAGAGGGAGGCCGTATTCGAAGGACTGCGAGTGACGGAGAGGGATCGGGTGATTGATCCTGTCTGTGTCGAGGCGCTCGAAGGGGTGCCTGTGGAGGTTGTTGTACTGGTTTGAGTGTTTGATATAGAAGAGGTTCCCGTACTTGATTCAGTGGATGACTTCGAAGGTGTTAAAGAAGATGTCTGTGTCATAGAGCCGGTGCCTATTGCAGAACCGGTGACACTGGGTGTCTGGGTAATCGTACTAGACCCCGTATAACTGGGGGTTGTTGTAAGGGTTCCTGTTTGTGTCGGCGTCTGGCTCGGCGTGATACCTGTGGAACTGGTTTGACTGGGTGACCTCGTGAAACTGGCGGTCACTGTTTGTGTGCTGGTCTGCGTCATAGAACGGGTTGCAGAAGGGGTGTGACTCGCCGTCTGACTCTGCGTATTAGAGGGAGTACTGGTTTTAGAACGGGTCTGTGTTTGAGTTTGTGTAAGAGTCTGTGTAAACGAAGGCGTATGGGACGACGTGACTGTGAAAGAGGGAGTATTGGAACTGGAGCTGGTTTTTGATTGCGTTCCTGTAAGAGAGGCTGTTCGTGTCTGTGTACTGGATCGTGTAACGGTCTGACTGGCTGTGGTGGTTGCGGAGAGGGTTGGAATGAGACTTGTGCTGGCCGTACCTGTTCTTGTAGGGGTGTTGGTAGGGGTTTGAGAGGGAGTCTGTGTAGGGGTTTGCGTCCCTGTTGCACTCGGTGTTCGTGTCCCTGTAGGGGTTTGTGTAGAGGTACTCGTCCTTGTGCCCGTATTCGTGGGGGTAGACGAGGGGGTTTGCGTTCCTGTAGGGGTTTTTGTGGGGGTTCTTGTACTTGTCCCCGTTTGGGTAGGAGTGTTGGTACTTGTCCCTGTCCCCGTTCCTGTCCTAGACGGAGTTCTCGTCCTTGTGCCCGTATTTGTGGGGGTAGACGAGGGGGTTTGCGTTCCTGTAGGGGTGTTGGTACTTGTCCCTGTGCCCGTTCCTGTCCTAGAAGGGGTTCTCGTACTTGTCCCCGTTTTAGTAGGGGTGTTAGTGGGTGTCCTGGTGGCAGTAGGGGTGTTGGTACTTGTCCCTGTGCCCGTCCCTGTCCTAGAAGGGGTTCTTGTACTCGTCCCCGTTTTAGTAGGGGTGTTGCTGGGTGTTCTGGTGGCAGTAGGGGTGTTGGTGCTTGTTCCTGTGCCCGTTCCTGTCCTAGAAGGGGTTCTGGTACTTGTCCCCGTTTTAGTAGGGGTGTTGCTGGGTGTTCGAGTGGCAGTAGGGGTTTTTGTCGGTGTCCCTGTGCCTGTTCCTGTCCTAGACGGGGTTCGAGTGGGCGTAGGTGTTTTGGTAGGGGTGTTAGTGGGTGTCCTGGTTGCAGTAGGGGTTTTTGTCGGTGTCCCTGTGCCTGTTCCTGTCCTAGAAGGGGTTCTGGTACTTGTCCCCGTTTTTGTGGGGGTGTTACTGGGTGTCCCTGTGCCTGTTCCTGTCCTAGAAGGGGTTCTTGTACTTGTCCCCGTTTTTGTGGGGGTGTTACTGGATGTTCGAGTTGCAGTAGGGGTTTTTGTCGGTGTCCCTGTGCCCGTTCCTGTCCTAGACGGGGTTCTTGTACTTGTCCCCGTTTTTGTGGGGGTGTTACTGGGTGTCCTGGTTGCAGTAGGGGTTTTTGTCGGTGTCCCTGTGCCTGTTCCTGTCCTAGACGGGGTTCTGGTACTTGTCCCTGTGCCCGTTCCTGTCCTAGACGGGGTTCTTGTACTTGTCCCCGTTTTTGTGGGGGTGTTACTGGGTGTCCTGGTTGCAGTAGGGGTTTTCGTGGGTGTCCCTGTGCCCGTTCCTGTTCTAGAAGGGGTTCGAGTGGGTGTAGGTGTTTTGGTAGGTGTTTTGGTAGGGGTGTTACTGGGTGTTCGAGTGGCAGTAGGGGTTCTTGTGCCCGTTCCTGTCCTAGAAGGGGTTCGAGTGGATGTAGGTGTTTTGGTAGGGGTGTTACTGGGTGTTCTGGTTGCCGTCGGCGTTCGACTAGGAGTCACCGTTGGACTTACAGATGCCGCTAATTGGCGCCCTGCCGCGGGGACGGGATCTGCAGGGCATACCAGCCCCACTAAAAAGACCAGACCCATAAAGAGTCGCCTGCAACTCACCATACTACTACAATCAGTATAAGAATCTAATTAAGCCCTTTGTGAAAGGCTTAATTAGATGTTATTTTAATGATTAGCAGCCCAAGGAATAAACGGGCGTCGTTACCTTCCCTTTCCATATAAACTGCTCAAAAACCGGCTTCCGCACCTGTTCACGCGGAACTGCATCATGAACCGATCGCGCAATGGCCGCATAGAGATCAAATCCCGGATACTTCTCCTCTCCGTCTTTGTCCTCATAGACGGTTTGACCATCGTCGTCCAGCGTCCATTTCCACAAAAGGTTGAACAACGGCGACACTGTCTCATAGACTTTCCAATCGCCCTCCTGGCTTAACAGTGTATTTCCCCGTTTTTTCTCAGGATGTTCCTCGTAGAGCCCTTCCAGCATGGAAATAGCGAGGCGGCAGAGATCAAAGGAGGTATTGGGCGTGACCTTGGGGCTCTCGATCGAATAGAAGGGGCCAAAGTTATACTGCCCTCCCGCATCATGATCCGGCCAGTGATCATCCGAGATCCAGAGTGTTCCCTGAAACTTGAAGATGGCACGGCCAAAGTCAATCAAACTGAAAATGCGGCCATAGGTGGGGACGCGCCAAACAGTTCCGTCTTGGGCTCGATAATAGAGATGTGTCTCCTCGGTGCGACGCCAGACAATATTGTTTGTGTGCAGATCATTATGCGTAAAGGCAAGGTTCTTTTGCAAAAAAGACAGCGTTGCAATAAACTGGAAGATCCAGGCCAGCCACATCTGATCCCAGGCCTTCGTATCTCGCTCAATTCCGTCAATTTCGTCCAGATCCAGTAATGCGTCCACGGTACCCTCCTGGGCTTCTTGGCAAATAAGAATCACGGGCATGGAGGGAAGAATAAGGTTGATATCGATTGCAGAATCTTCTGATCCGTTACTGCTGCTATCTTCCTCTTCCTCTTCAAGTTCAGGCTCTTCCTCTTCTGCTTCTGCTTCTGCTTCTGCCTCTTCCTCTTCGTCCTCTTTCTCTTCTTCAAAGGCATCAAAGGAATGCAGACTTGCACACTCGTCGGCCGTCTGCTCTTCCACAATTAGCACCTCCTCTTCGACAATGCCCCGATCAATGTCATCAAATGGACACGTATTGATATGCTTTGACAATTCTTCCTTGTCAACGGCCAACGATGCATTGTGCGTTTTTAATCCCTTCCAGAACCATCTGCACTGGCGAAAGCTCTCATATTCGTCTGTAATCCGATACTGATAGATCTTTGCAATCCCCGTCATAGACCCATAGGAGAGAACGGCGTGCGGTATAAGCCCTTTATGCCGAAGCTGGCCGAGGATATAGCTGGCCACTGCATCGACATAGGCCTGATTGCTGCTGCCATGGAGCTTGAGCAGCGTTGTCTTCCAGGCCTTGTCCCCCACGGGCAGAAGCGGATGCGTCGGCATCATATATTCATCGTGAAGCATGGCAATCGGATCCAGCAGATGCACCGTTTTCACAAAGACTTTGGCAGCCTGTTGAGTTCCCGATGCATCCTCGACAGTCGCATCATAGATGCGACTGTCTGTTGGTGAAGCGCCTTTCCATTCCGTAATACGGAAAGGGTGTGGAAGGGAGGCGTGGATTCGTTCGGCGGGTAGCTGGAATCGATCAATGCCAGGATGGTAGCGCTGTAGATGATCGCACTTGGGAAAGGCAGCACGATCCTGTTCTGTAACGGGTTCTATACGGCACGGTTCCTGAAGAATGGATGCGATCGCTCTCTTCATATCGCTCTTTTGCGTCGGGATAGATTGGCGGAGCGCGATAGGACGCGGCTGCGACAGTGACTCTTTTTCGTTTGTAGAGGGAGTAGAGACTATGGCTGCCGCTGCAATGAATGTGAACCTCCGGAAGTTTCAGATGAAAGATATTCCTCAAGACGCGGTTGCTATTTTTATCGGCCGCCGGCGCACGGGCAAGTCGACCTTGGTCAAAGACCTGCTGTTTCATCACCAGAACATGCCGCTGGGCACGGTGATTTCCGGGACAGAGGAGTCGAACGGCTTCTTCAAGAAGATGATTCCGCCGATCTTTATTCATGGCGAATACAATGCCGTGATCCTGGCAAACTTCGTCAAGCGGCAGAAGCTTGTCATGCAGCGAATTATGCAGGATCAGGATCGGGGCGTGGTCTCGAAGCTGGATCCCCGCTCGTTCTTGATTCTTGACGACTGCATGTACGATGACTCCTGGACGCACGACAAGAACATTCGCTACCTGTTCATGAACGGCCGTTGGCTCAAGGTGTTCTTCCTCATCACCATGCAGTTCCCGCTCGGTATCCAGCCGTCCCTGCGTACAAATGTGGACTATGTCTTCATTCTGCGCGAACCCTACATGTCCAATCGTAAACGTATCTACGAGAACTATGGCTCCGCCTTTCCGTCCTTCGAATTCTTCTGTCAGATCATGGATCAGTGCACCCAGAACTATGAGTGCCTGGTGATCAATAACAATACGCAGTCGAACAAGCTTGAGGATGCGATCTTCTGGTACAAGGCCGAGATGCATACGGACTTTAAGATCGGTGCGCCCGAGTTCTGGGCACACTCGGCGGCCATGTACAAGGAGCGCGACGAGGACGCCATGAACACCTACGACCCTGCGTCTATGTTGAAGTTACGGGGCCCCAAGATCCAGGTGAAGAAATCCGTCTAACCAGTAGAGGCAATGAAGTGCACACCGCTCTACATACGTGTAACAGCCACAACCCTTTTTGTGTTTCTTATCTTCTTGATTGTGGCAGTGACCTACAATCCTGTTGTAGATGCGTTTGTAGATCTGAATGGGTGCGGAACGGATCAACGCGGACTCGGATCCAACGGTGCGTATGCGACCTGTCAATCCGGCCGCTGCATCAATGGCTATTGCAAGGACGACAGCCCTCCTGTTCTGCCTGAGATTACAAGCCTTCCGATCCGCCCGAGGCAGTTTACTTCCGATCTTGATTACTAATTTTATCCATATAGAGGAGAATGTCCAAAGGAAAGTCCCACGCAATGGGAATTGCATCTATGATTGCAGTTCTTGTGGTCGTTGTCGCGCTGAGTACCATCGCTATGCGCTATGTCTATCGTAATCTGAGTGGGTTCGAGGATCTCATCTCAGGAAATCCGATTCAGATTCCAGGCACGGTCATGGCCTCCGATCAGACGCCGACGCCCGACCGCAATACGGCATTCTTGTGCCGATCACCGAACGGCTCAGGGAACCCGTGCCCCGAAGGCCAGTTCTGTGATGGAAAGACGCAGAACTGCTTGCCCGTTAGTGTGTTTGGATCCATGTCCAGTATTCTCCCTGGCTACTTTTCGTAAGTACATGACAATGTATTAATACAAAGAGCGATTGCTCATTCTATTAATAATATAGATTCTATCATTTATGCATCATTCACAACCGAATTGACTGCCTCCGCCTCTGCCTTCTTCTTCTGCAAAAAGAGATCCGGCGCGTCTCCGAAGAGCGTGTTGACAGGCGGTTCGGCGCCTGACACATCTGCTGTCACCGTCATCGTGGGGGCAGGCTTGGAGGACTCCGAGGGGCCAAAGAGCTTCTTGTCCCCCGTGCCCTTCCCTGCCTTCCGCTGTTCCTCAAAGAATGCGCTCTTGCTGTCCTCATTCTCCTTGTACTTCTTCATGAGCTGGTTGAGCTCCTCCTGGGCATACTCCTGATCGGCCACCAGATGGGGCTTGGGATCCCACGGCGTCCACTTGCCGATCTCCGAGCAGTAGATGTTGTGGTACTTGTCCCCCTTCTGGAGCTTCTTGGCACGCATCTCGGCCTCCTTTTCGTCCCTCGCGACGCCACGCACCTTGAAGCCCCGAATGCTCGTGCGAAAACTGTTCTTGGCATGGAACTCCTCCTCCAGCTTGGCCTGCTCCTTGAACAGGAAGTCCTCCCAAGCCGCCCCAATCTTTGTCTTATTAATATCCTTCTGCTGCTTCCGAACATAGGTCTGGTAGTCCTCCATGAGGGTCTCGACACGAACCCGGCTGCTACGGCAGAGATCGGCCAGCTCCGTGGCGCCGCTCGCATCGGCTGCATTCGCCTTTTCGTCCAACCCCCGGTTAATGGTATTCGCCTGATCGGCCAGAAAGGTCTCCATGCCCTTGACCTTCCATTCGACCTCATAGGTCTGCAGGAAGCGTTCAAAGAAGAAGAGATCCTTCTTCTCCAGGACGTTATCGGGGCTCAGGAAACTGACAAGGGCATACTTCTGTCCGTTGATGGGCTCGTCCTCATCCAGATAATCTTCAATCGGTTCCTTGGACATGTCTCTTCTTCCGGAAGAATCCAAAGGATGCTTTAGATCCGCACTTTAGATCATGCGGATTTTTTTCCTGCGCAAGGAGTATAGAAATGGACTACGGAGTTGCCGAGATTGTCAATCGTGTGATTAAGTATCTCATTGAGGGTCTTGTTGTCGCTGCCGCGGCTCTGCTCATCCCCCGCAAGGCGCTGCCGATGGATGAGATCGCCACGCTCGCCGTTCTCGCCGCCGTTGTCTTCGCGATTCTCGATGCCGTCAGCCCGTCCATGGGCGTTACGGCACGGCAGGGCGCCTCCTTCGGTATTGGCGCCAACCTGGTTGGGTTCCCTCGTGGTCTCTAAAGAGCTGTGCTCATGTAAGGTGTTGCTCAGCAACACCTTATAGCACAGCTCTGAGGTAAAATGATGGATGGTCGCTCTCAGCTGCCTTTGGCAGCTGAGAGCCATGCTTTCCATTCGCCTTAAGGCGAATGGAAAGGGTCGCCCGAAGGGCGACCATCGCTCGTGCATTTACCCCAAAGAATGTACCCCCAACATACCTCCTAACTCCCCTCCAACTTCAGGACTTTTGTAGCCTTTTCAATCCATTATAGCAACTCGCAAGAGGAATTCAGGCAACTTACTAATCATAACGACTGAAACAGTTGTATGATTAGTTAGTAGAATGCGTCTGCTTCTGAGTTTATTTAGCCTTTTAGCAGCGACTACAGTTGCAACCAATGGCCCCTCTTCCCTCTATTCCCTTCTGAACGGCATGACCTTTAATCCCCCCGGGTACACGATTGTAGCCTACCAGAGTTGCGTGCAGAACCAGAATCAGGGCAATCCCTGCGGCACTTTCACCAATTATCTATCCTCCAACGGCCAATACACCTATCAGCAGTATGGCCCCGCCACCTGCTCGGGATCCTGCTGCCGCGAGTTCCATCTAACCCTGGCCTGCGGTGCCACCCTCCAGATGAGCGGCGTGAATGAGAATCCCGTCTGCACCTATTCGGCCACTCTGTCGCTGCCCCAGGTCTGCGGCGTAGACATGACGGTCGGTAATGAGATCGCTTCCGTGAGCCCCACGGCCGCACCTCCTACGTCCACGTCCACACCGACTGGCTCGAACACCTCCTCCGTCACGATGACGGCCTCCACAACAATCACCGGCTCCAATACCTCCACTGCGACCTCCACCCCTCTGTACCAAATCTTCTACACCCCCTTTCCGTCTACCACGAGCACTCAGACGGTAACCGCAACCTCGACGCCCCTGTTCATGATCACGGCCTATCCGACCCCGAGCCCCGTAAATGTCTCTGCGACCTCAACCCCCCTCTATTACATGACCGCCTATCCGTCTTATAATCCTAACAATGAAACAAAAGAGGATGCCCTCGCCTCAATCATTGCCAATCTTCCTGTGAGCTCCAATACAGCGACGATTCTGGGGGGCGTGGCCGTCGGCTTGGCCGGCCTAGGAGGCATTGCCTTTGCCGTGCATTACATGCGGAACGGAGGAACACTAAAAGGGTTGGTGCAGAAGGCGAAGGATAATCAGGGCAAGTTGCTGGCCATGACCGATCAACTGCCCTTGACCGCAGCACAGAAGGCGGCGCTCCATAATCCGACGAGCCTGTTGCCTGAAGCGCTTCAGAATCCCCAGAGTTTAGTGGACAAGCTACCGGTATCGGACGCGTTGAAAGAACAGATCCATCAGGTAGTGCCGTCAAGCCCTGAAGCTCTGTTGGCAGCTGTGCAGGATCCTGCAGCCTTGAAGGCACAGGTGCAGGCCTTGGCGCAGGCACAGGTGCATACCCTTATGGAGAAGGTGCCCGATGCTATCAAAGAGGCCGTCAGCCCCGACGCCTTGCTAGCAGCAGTTCAAAATCCCGAATCTCTCAAGGCGCATGTTCAGGCTCTTGTCCAAGCACAGGTGCAAGCGTTGGTGCCTGCAGATGTAGCCGTTATAGTTGCAGAAACAAAGAAACCCGAATAGCAATCTAAATCCGATCCATGATTCTAATCAGAATGATCTACCTTCTGATTACAACCTCCCTTGTAGAACGGAATTTTGAAGAACGCAAACGGCGCTACCTGAACGGCATTACTACGGCTCTTCGTCGCTTTAAAGAGGTTGCGAATTGTAAGATCATTATTCTTGAGAACAATGGATCTCGATCCACCTTCTTGGATGACTTTGGAATGGACGTCTTCTATACGAACAACAATCAAATACCCACCAATATTGGCAATAAAGAACTTATTGATCTACGTCAGTGTATTAAGCACTATAAGATTCAGGACGAGGACTTTATTATTAAACTCTCGGGTCGCTATATCATCCAAGAACAGAGCGAATTCATGGATGCACTCCAGCTGTACAGGGACACGAAGGATACTATTCTGATGTATGGATACTTCTATGGCCCCCAGTATAAACGTGTTCGCGACTGTGTAACAGGACTGATAGGAATGAAGTGCAAGCATATAAAACGCATTCAGCCTGTGGAGTTCAATGGCTGCATTGAGTGGCACTGGGCGGATGTGGCCTTGAGCATTCCTGCAGAACAGGAGCACAAGGTGCGAACACTAGGAATAGCCGTGTGCCCTGGACTGGATGCTTATACTGTGATCTAAGGTTGGCATAATAGAATAAATAGCGTATGACGCTTTAAGAACGCTTTTCGTTCTTAAAGCCTGATGGTGTATATGCCTGTAGGCACATACACCATGACCGAATTAGTCGATCTCATTGAGAACCCCAAACAGAAACTCACAACCGTCTTCGACGCCTTCATCCGACGTCTAAATGCCGAACATGAGCGTGAAGAACGCAATCTCGACCGTCTCTTCGAACACCACCGTCTCAAGTTGCACCGGCGGCACTTAAAGACAGTATCGGCCTACAAGCATATTCTGGAGGAGCTGTACGTCGATCTCAATAAAAACACCGATGCACTTCTGATCGACTTCTGTGAGCGATTCTGGAGAGCCGAAGATCGCAGCCCATTTAAAGAAGTGTTGAAAGAAGCCCTTCCTGTTCTCGACAAGGTGCAAAAGGAAGGGGGTCGTATCGATATGAGTATCAAGCACTATGATAGCAGCAAGATCAGTAGTGGTGATTGCCTGTTCTCGTACGATCCCAACGGACACTTCGATTTCTTGGATGAGTTCCTGGAGGGCTTCGACGATTTCGAAGAATACAAGGTTGTCAAGATGTACAAGGACACGAAACGGAAGAAAGAGGAGGAGGAGGCGCGGCTGCAGCAGACACTGGCCGAGATCCGAGCCAAAGAACCGCCCCAGAATGAGATCATTCTCACGGCCTCCGAGGACTTAAAGAACGAGCCACCGGCCTTCGAATAGAATCTGCAGACCCTGGTAGATGCTCCTTCACACCCTTTTCGTGTTTCTTGGTGTATTCGCTGCCGCACAACCCATTGCTACGGATTGCAATGTACAGTCGGTGTTTCACGTGGAGTCTGTACGCGTGGACTACGAGGCACCCCCTCTCAATTCAACGCTCCATGTCATCTATTCGGTGCCCGCACCCGTTACAGACGGTTTGGCAACCTATTCCTGCCTTCTGAACGGCTTTCCCGTGATCAACGAACAGGTGGCGTTGTGCCAGGAGACCGTGTGTCCTATTGTCGAAGGGCTCCATGAGGACGCAAGCCCATTTCAGACCGGTTTAGCATCAGGGACTCTGAGCTGCACGCTCAAGTGGCTTACGACAGATGACACGGTGTTGCGATGCATTAAGATTGTTGAAAAGTCCCTCTAAATATAAACACGTCCTAGAGTAAGAATGAGTGTTGTATCGCCAATGCTCAAAACGACCTTCATGGGGTCGTATCTTGTGTTAATGGGATATACGGGCTTAACACTCATTGAAGCGCTACGAACAAATGATGTGAATGTGCGCCATGTAATGAACATTGAAACCACGGTGTCCTTAGTGGCCGGCTTAGTCTATGGCCTCTTCAATGAGATGTTAAAGCAGCCCACGGTCGATCTGCATGAGATCACAAAGATCCGCTACATCGACTGGTCAATCACGACCCCGCTCATCCTATTAGTCATTATGCTGTTCTACAATCCTGGCCATTCGTCCTTCGAGACCTATGGTCAGATTGTTCTGATGAACTGGGGGATGTTGTTGATGGGGTATTTGGGGGAAGAAGGAGTTATCAGCAAATGGCTTGGATTTGGCGGCGGCTTTGCGTTCTTTGCAGCTGTTCTTGTACTATTGTATACCTGCTGCATCCCTGGCAAAGCCAACCATGCCGTCTTCTATCTCTTTGCAATTATCTGGTCAGGCTACGGATTCGTCTATCTCTTGGACGAAGAGAGGAAGAACATCGGCTACAATGTGTTGGATGTGATTTCCAAGGCACTGTTTGGCGTTGTCCTATACTTCTATTTCGGAAAGGTGTTGGAGTTTTAATACCAATTAATAATAGAAATGAACGGAATTCTTACCGACACAAGAGGAGTCGTTGCCGTCACACTTTCCTTTCTAGCGGCCTATGGTGTTGAAAAAACAATGAACGTGAAGCCTACCACAAATTTTTCAAATGCATTTGAGTACGTACCGATTCTTACCGCAAATATCTATGCGGATCTAATCATTATTTTTCTTACATTTACTCAAGTATTCTATTACGCCCCGACTATCATAGAATGGTATAAAAAATATAGATTGTCGGCGATGATTGCCGACATATTGATCGGCGTTTTGTACATAGTACTCGGTAGATACATCGTGAGCGTAACAGGAATACAGGTGGGCTTGACAGCCTTTGCTGCAATATGCGTTGGAGTTCAATTAGTATTCGATTACCTGTTCTATATAGTGTTTAGTATAGTTCCCAAAGGATCCAACCATATGTTCGATCATTTTAAGGGATATGCCAAAGAGGTTGGACTGAATGCATTGGCATCCGATAGCGCGTTAGTTATTTTTGGTGTAATTGCAAGTGCCCTCTTGAATACACAGAGCTTTAATACAAATATAGTATTCTTGATTATAAGTGTCTATTTAGCTCCTTATTTTATCTATATGAAGGATTAATTGTGGAAACTAATTCTTGCGGCGACGACTCTGTTTGCGTTTCTTTGTATGGCGTCGCTTGTATTTGCGAGTTCTACGCCTACCTCCAGCAGTTTTAATTATTTCTAAATATTCTGTAGTAATATATCTCTGATCTAGAGTTACCTGATCTATATAGTCGTTGCCTTTGTATACATTAAATGCCAAATCATCATAGTCTTCAGGGACTTTAGCTTTAAGAATTATACCAACTTCTATTGTTGATCTTCCTTCCCGGGGAATTGGCTTTTTTACTTTAAATGTATCCTTATCTTCTACAATTATTTGAGCATAAGAAGCCGATGATAAGGATGATGCCATTTCTACTAAACCGTGCGAATATACTGCCACTGCATATCCGAACAGATCCCCTTCCACGCCTGATCCTGAATGTACAACTTGTCCCTGTTCTTGAGAAGGGGGAAGCAGGCCAGATGCTCATCCATCTCCAACAGCTCACAGAACTTGTACAAAATATAACCGTAACTCAAGAAGTTGCGGCGACCCTTCGGAATATGCTTCTTGAACGCCGGCTGGATTTCACGAAACATATGGCGCAGCTTCTCTTCGTCTTCGCGGCTCATGAACGGCGCGTTCTGACCGCTGAGTCGATTGATAATATGCGGGATATGCTCATAGTACTTGGTCTCGCCCATGTGCCGTAGAATCTCACGGAGTTTTGTGCGCTTCAGAGAACCAAAGTTGCTAATCCGCTCCTTCTTGAGCTGCAACAGAATCTGATCGTAGATGGCGGCCGGAATTTCCGTGGACTCCTTGGCCTGGAACTGGGCAAGCCATTCATTAAAGTGGTTGATCTTCTTATACGCATAGTACGAGAGTTCTCGTGGGGGATCCTTGTAGGAGGGCTTGTCCGAATCGATCAGAATAAAGTCCTTGTTGCCACACTTGGAACAGGTCATGGTGGCCTCGTTCATGCACATGATCATTTCAGAACCACACAGTTCACACTCTGTCCAGTCGTCTTCCGTGCCTTCCAGGGGCTTCGCATGCATCGGATCTTCGATCTGCAAATACTGATTCAAGAGATCGTTGCGCTGCGGCCTCGATTCCTCCGATTTCCAATGAGTCTTCTTCTGTCCCTCTTCGTCTTTGTGAAGTGTATTTAAAATCGCCAGAATCGAGCCCGGTTTTGACTTATTTGTGCCAGTGGACACTGTAGCGCCGCTATGGATCTTGGCCTGAATATCGTAATACGAAAAGAGGATGTTGCCCGTTCGCAAGTAATACTCGTTCATTGCATCACCGCTCTCAATGGACTTGATCTTCTTCTGCAGACGCTCCTGCTGCTGCTCCAGAGCCCAGAGCTCCGTCACGTTTGTACAGGACTTTATCTTCGTCTCCAGCACATTTAGCTGTTCTTTGTATTGCGAGATGTTGGTTTGCTCTTCCAACATCTGGTTCATTTTCTGGCCATGGAGCGCATCCAAAGTGGTACGAGTCTCCGGCCCCCCGACTTTTAATTTCGGTTTTGTTTGAGAGGTCTCGCCCATTTCTTCGTCTTTCCCATCCAATAACGGGATTGTTTAGGTGACCTGTCTTTTTTACAGGGGTGCGTTTTGAAAAAGTGAGAGTTTTCCAAAATTATTTTGTTACCAGAGGGTATAACAAATGACAGGTGGTGGTTTGATGCAGCTCGTTGCCTATGGCGCCCAGGACGTTTACCTTACGGGGAACCCCCAGATCACTTTTTTTAAGGTGATCTACCGTCGCTACACGAACTTCGCGATGGAGTCTATTGAGAATCCCTTCAACGGTGCGCCTAACTTCGGCAAGAAGGTCACTTGCACGATCCAGCGCAACGGCGATCTCATCCACCGCATCTACCTCCAGGCCACGCTCCCCCAGGTCGTCATCAACACGGCCACGGACGGCAGCGGCGGCCAGTTCCGCTGGCTCAACTGGGTTGGCGAGAACCTTATCTCCTACGTCGAGCTCGAGATCGGCGGCCAGCGCATCGACAAGCACTATGGCGACTGGCTCCACATCTGGAACGAGCTCACGCAGGAGGCGGGCAAGCAGGCCGGCTACGCCAAGATGGTGGGCAACGTCCCCGAGCTCACCAACCTGATCTACGCCGGCGGTGCGGGCTGCGACAACTACTGCTATGGCGGTGAGCCCAACACCTCCGAGGTCGTCGGTAGCTGCACGCCCATGTACACCCTGTACGTGCCCCTCCAGTTCTGGTTCTGCCGCAACCCGGGTCTCTCTCTCCCCCTCATTGCCCTCCAGTACCACGAGGTGCGCATCAACCTCGAGTTCAATGCGCTCAACAACCTCTGCTGGGATCAGGCCACGGGCTCTGACCCCCACTCCGTCCGCAACCGTGTCGCCAACACGGGTCTTGCCGCGGCCTCTCTCTACATCGACTACATCTACCTCGACACGGATGAGCGCCGCAAGTTCGCCCAGGTCAGCCACGAGTACCTCATCGATGTCCTCCAGTTCACGGGCGGTGAGTCCATCACGAGCTCTTCCAACAAGCTCAAGCTCAACTTCAACCACCCCTGCAAGGAGCTCATCTGGGTTGTCCAGCGTGATTCCTTCGTGTCTTGCGATGACACGGTCGTGGGCCCCTACAAGGGTCAGCAGCCCTTCAACTACTCCGACTGGTGGGATCGCTCCGTGCTGGAGTCTGGTTACTCCGTCACGCGTGTCGAGGGCATGGCGGGCAAGAACCCCGTCATCACGGCGCTCCTCCAGCTCAACGGCCACGACCGCTTCTCGGTTCGTGAGGGTGCCTACTTCAACTTGGTGCAGCCCTACCAGCACCACACCAACTGCCCCGCGGTCGGCATCAACGTCTACTCGTTTGCCCTCCAGCCCGAGCAGCACCAGCCCTCTGGCACGTGCAACTTGAGTCGTATTGATAACACCACGCTCCTCCTCACGGTGTCCAACAACGCGGTCGGCCTGAACTTGTCATCCACAGTTCGCGTGTATGCTACCAACTACAACGTACTTCGTATTATGTCTGGCATTAACTGCTTGATGAACATCTATCTCACGATGATGAACATCTGCTCGGTTGCAATTGCAAACCGCCTGTGCCAAACAGCTAGCTGCCTTGTGCCCCTTAAACAGGCACTTGGACAAACAGTGTGACTAGCTAGTGATGGTTGCGAAAGCAACTGTCGCAAGATGACCTGGTTGCGGGAAACCCCTTACAGCCTTCACTACTACCTGACCGTGGAAACACGAACAGGAATCCAGGGTAATGACCTCGGACATAGTAAAAACGTGAAGGATTGGGCAATCCGCAGGCGAGTTCCTAAAGCCGATATGATAGGCAATGGAACCGTTTCAGAGACTGCAAAGGCATCGGTGTTCAATGAGGGTCTAATCAACCTGAGAATGCTTAAGGTACAGTCCAGCCTTCTTGGAAACAAGGAAGGAGCCGCTTGGGGCGGCCTTGCATATTCGAACTAAGCAGTATTGCTTGGTTTTTATATTACATATTTTTACAAATTGCATAAAATTAAAGAATTCTATTTCGAGTATATGTATATATTCAAAATAGCAATGAAACCATAGGCGGTACCGTTAAGAATCTAATTACGAAGTGGTACGTATTCCAAATGCGATTGTCTAAAATTGACCGACCACGCATTTTATCTTCTCCGGCATATACAAGAATGCCCTCCTGTCAAGCCGCCATTCAGCAAGGTGTTCGAAAGGGTGCCCTCTGCGGCAATGAAACAACGGAGACCTACTGTTCCAAACATGCTCGCCAAGCCATCATCGATAAGGCTCAAAAAGACGGCACACGACTCTGTGACATTGCACGGGGGTGCTTTACCGTTCTGGAAGATCATCAATCCAAGTGCACACACTGCCTTCACAAAGCACGCATCCATGATCGCAAGCGGAACGATCAGAAGCGACAAGATCCGACCCTGTGCCTCGATTGCGGGACAAAGCTCACAGAGGAATCAAGGGCAAAGGGAAAGCATGACAAATCTTTGAGGCGATGTATTCCATGTTACAAGAAGTTGCAGATCTATGAGAGTCAGCGCGCCCCTCGTGAACGAAATTATAAGGCCGAAGCTTTCACGAATAAGCACGTGCTATGGAATCACTATGTCAAGAGTGCTCAAAAACGCGGCCTCGACTTTGCACTATCGAAAGCACGATTCCTTGCACTAATTCTGGAACCCTGTTTCTTCTGTGCCTATCAAAAAGACGGAGAAGTAAATGGCCTTGATCGTATAGATAATAATAAGGGCTATGTCGATGAGAATGTAACAAGCTGCTGTACAACCTGCAACTTCTTGAAAGGGAGTCAGCATCCTCAGGAGTTCCTAGACAAACTAGGCACAATTCATCGGTTTCGAACAGCAAAGGAGCCAATTGCATCCGACCTCGTCAAAATGTGGAATACCACCTATTCGTCTCTGTCAGTACCTCACTACAAAACCTATGCGAAGTCTGCGAACAGTCGCAATATCGAATGGGCAATCTCAGAGGAAGAGTTTGCAGCAATTGTGAAGCAGCCCTGCTACTTGTGCGGAATTGCGACCGATGATACAAATAAGAACGGAATTGATCGCTTTGAGAATAGAAAGGGATATCGACTCGATAACTGTCGCCCCTGCTGCGGTCACTGCAATCTTATGAAACGGGATATTCCATATGAAACAATTATTGAGAAGGCATCCATAATTGCAGATCGCTCTACAGAACTCGTTGCAGCAATCGCCACAAAGAACATCCCTATTCGTAGTTCAAAAACGGCTGCACGGGTCAAAGTAGACGAGCCCCGTGTACAAGAACCGATCTCATTTGACTATAAACCGACCAATGAAGTTATTGTTCCAAAAGAAGGGATGTCAGAGGAGATTAGAGCAATCCTCGAGGCTCCGAAGGAACTCATTCCAGTCAAACAATGGAAATCCAAACAGATTTATAAAACGATTCAAGCAAATGAAGAAAACCAGTACAAAGCGTTCTGCGAAGAACACAACACAGTTCCAAATGACTGGATGGGGCAATGGACAACGTTTGTGCTTGCTGTGAAAGGGAAGGCGTTTGAACAATCCGAGCCAATCATTAAGGCCTTTGTTGAAAATCTTCGGCGTTTGCGACACAATGCACTGTGTGCAAAAGATCCACTTGAACGTGAAGGGAGGCAGCAGTGGCCATCTATCACGGTCGTAAAGGCATTCTTAGAAGGAAAACTGGATGCCTTCAAGGCATTCACAGAAGCAGCCTCTAAAGAGTTACCAGAGGATCCGAAATGGAATAAGCGGTGGACACAGTTTGTGGAAACGCTCGAATTGAATCGCACTAGTGAAGAAACACTCAAAGGGTTGTGTAGTAAATTCATGGCTGCTCAGCGAATCAAGAAATATCGAAGGACAGAGTAGAGATGAGAACACTTGCGATTGTTCTCCTGGTCGCAGCCGCATTCCTATTTGTCATTGTCGCCGGCCGATTTATCGAACCCTTTGGCACAAGTCCTGGAACCCTTGTGCAGCTCTCATCCAGTCATGTTCCGACACAGGAAGATGTAGAGGAGCAACAAGCGGTAAGGCAACAGATTATTCATGACATGATTGACTTAAATGGGTCTGCGTAGAGCTTACATACATAGGATCCATATACCGCTTAGTATAATGATCACCTGTGAACTAGCGGGAGGAATAGGAAACCAGCTCTATTAAATTCCGCATCGGTCTAATGGTATGCAATCTTACCTAAAGTTATTATAGTAGTGTATGTAGAATGAAACTAATATATATAAATGGATTCTGGCCAGGATTTACAGAAGAAACAGATGGTGTTCATTTTGGATTTTTTAAAAATATATTGACTGCTGTTTTTGAGACAGAGATTTGTATTACAACAGATATGGGGCGAGCAGATATTCTTTTAGAAACATTTTTTCAATCATCACTCCTGTTTAGGAAACAATGGGCATGTAGTATATTCTTTTCAGCAGAAGGAACACTTGCGATTCCTAATCACATACAGAACTATTCCTATATTATAGGGACTCTTCCAAATAAGGATATCATTGCATCATTAGGATTGCGATATATTTCATGCCCTCTTTATATTACATATGAATATTGTAAACCAACTAGCTATACCATACCTATAACGATTCCTCCAAAATCGATATGTTCTATTATTTCATCGGAGGCATTTCAAACAAGGATAAATGAACGAATCCAATTTTTAGAGTATTTAACATCCCAACATATTTCTATTGATTTTGGAGGTTCTTATAGGAATAATATTGGATTTAAAGTACAAGGACACTATTTTGAACAACCCATACTAGAATTTCAAAAACAGTACAGAATTGTATGTGCGCTTGAAAATTGTTGCATAGATGATTATATTACTGAAAAAGTTATTAATCCATTGAGAGCTGGTACAATACCACTCTATTTAGGCTCTGATAAAATAGGATCTTATATAAATGAACAGCGAATTATTAAAGTGGATACGAATAATTTTAATGGATGCTTAGAAGAGATACACAAACTGCTAACAGATGATGCATATTGGCTTAAAAAAGTGAATGAGCCCCTTTTTATAAAACCAATTACAGCGATTATAGAAGACATCATAATCGCTATGAAGAAGCTTCTAAAATTCTAGATTGTACAAATTCTATCTGTCGTTTCCACCATATAAATAAATCATCTTGTATTTTTTGTAATATATCTTTATCCAGCAATAAAACCCTGCATTTCATAATTACTTTTTCCCAACTAGTATCGTGAATAAGTGGAGGAACATCATTATTATACTGAAAGGTTGCATTTATTTCATCAACAGATCCAACAATAACGGGAATTGCCCCTGCTACAATTGCTTCATAAATTCGGAAACAATCTAAGCTACAGTTACCTCGGCCATTTGTAACAAAAATGGAATTGGTATATAGAGTAAAACAGCTTTCAGGAGAATAGGGTAATGTATCGATATTCCAGTTATTATTAACAAATAGTATATTTGTATGTGTTATATGTTTTTTAATAATAGTCGCCATATGACTCCTATCCGATTTCATAGATCCAATGAAAGAGCAATGAATTTCTCTATCTTTTATGAGTTTACGCGGAATGGTTAATGATTTTTTACCGCTCATAAATGTTGCTGCATATCCCAGTGGTATTTGAAAATTATTGTGTGAATACATATAGTGTTTATGATTATATTGTCTAAAAAACACTTTCGTATATTGATCCAATTCGGTTATTCTGGGTTGTTGTCCTACTTCATCCGATAAATAGAAAATTGCGATGGGTTTTATATGTTTTACTACATCTACTATATCATTAAATTGGTATTGATCATTTACAACAAGTATTGCGTTATTTATAATATCGGATCTCTCCAATAACTGTTTAAACAGTATACGATTAAGTATTTCAATATCTAATTGTATTGTATCAAATAGTTCATTCTTTATAAAATCTAATTCCCACAAAGAATATTCAGTATAGAGTAGTTTCATTATATACCTTATTCACTTATTTTCTTTATGTGAATAATTAATCGATCATCTTTTGCACATTCACTATCTAAATGATACATATTTGTAATTCGTTTCTCTAAAATACTTAATAAATGCTCTTTATTAATATTTTGCCATGTATCTGTTCCAAAGACTCTATAATCATCTATAATGATAATAGCATCATTTCTAAATAAATTATTAATATGTGTAATTTCTTCAACAAGAGGGCAATCTTTTTCACTTCGCCCCGTATCACCACAACTCCAATGGCCATCTAAGAAGAATATACATCGGTCTGTTAGGGTTGGCAATAACGTATTAAATACAATACTGCTATCCCCTAGTATAAATTGTATCTTATTACCATTGTATCTATTTTTTGTATTTCTATAATATTTTTCACTAAATTCAATTGTATATACGGTATTGAAATATGGTTCAATTGAAAATGTTGTATCTCCGTTATAGGTACCTGTTTCAATAAAACAGTGATATTGTGTAATATCATCTTTCAATGTTAGTAAAAATGCAAGATCTATCGAAGGCATACTATACTACATGCCGTTAAAAAACTAATTATACGTGCGTTAGTATAAATTTAACCGGGGAGATACTAACTACCACTTAATGGTACTTAAACATACAGCCATAAATACACATAGCATGGATATTAAAAATTGGATTCAACGCAATATACCTGCAAATAGCACGATTGTAGAAGCAGGTACAGCAGATGGCAATGATACAGTGTTTTTTTCAGATCATTGCAATCGCGGATTTGTATATGGATTTGAACCTGATCCAAACCTATTTGCTGAAACACAAAGTAAGATATTGAATAGGAATAATGTACAGGTTGAAAATATAGCCCTTTCAGATAAAACAGGAACAGCTACTTTTTATATAAGTGATCGATTTGGGAAGGACTGGGGTTCATCTTCCCTATTAAAACCTAAAGATCATATATTTGTGCACCCACAAATAACATTCAAAAAAGAAATTACAGTTAATACAATTAATTTAGATGAATGGTTTATAGCTAAACGTCCATCCATTGAGACTGTTGATCTAATGTGGTTAGATATGCAGGGCGCAGAACCATTTGTCCTTAAAAATGCTCCTGGTATTCTAAGTAAAACAAAATATCTATTTACAGAAGTATCGCTCATTGAAACATACGAGAATGTGGAACAATATTCCACGTTTAAGCAGTTTTTGCATGGCGCTGGATTTGATGTTATAAGTGAAGATTTGCCCTGGAAAGATATGGGAAATGTTCTATTCAAGAATAGAAATATAGCTTAATCAGCAGTCTAAACATTTCATTTATATTGTGTACTATAAATGAAATGTGCAGTTGTAACAATTGCAATCGGCACTTCGTATATATCCAATTATAATCGTATTTTTCGCAAACATACTGAAAATTACTGTAAAAAGTATGGATATGATTTTATAGTAATATCCGAGTATTCACTTCCTGCAAAATATCCAATCAATCCCTTTGTTAATATCATGAAATGGACATTACCGTATAGAGAGGATCTGCAGCAGTATGAGCGAATTATGATTGTAGATGCCGATATTATTTTGACACCTGCATGCCCATCATTTCATGATATTGAATTGAATGGAAAAATTGGCGTTGTCGATGAATATTCGCAGCCAACTCCATCATTACGAATTGATATACAAAAAAACTATGGATATGAGACATCCGCTGTAGAATATTATGAAAGACATATAGGATTTAAATTGAATACTACACGCGTATTTAATGGAGGATTATATATTTGCAGTCCTTCGCTTCATGGATCATTTTTTAAATCTATATTTGATAAACATGTTGATGGAACATTTACATGCAAGACAATACCATTCCATTATGAACAGGGCATGTTTGGTTATGAATTACAAACACAAAATCTCTATGCACTACTGGAGAATTCATGGAATATGATTTGGCCTATTGTATCCCACGGATTTCATATTGGGCAAAAGGACAAAACAGAATATGCGAAAGAGCTGTATACTACAGCGAATGCAATACATTTTTGCGCAAATATGGACTGGACTATAGCCGCTTCTTTAGGACATTCATAGCCTAAAGATATTATACGGTATAACTCTATTTAGTTATAAAATGGATATAAAAGCTATTTGTAACATAGAGGTAATTTGCAATACTGTTAAAGAAGCAGATCGTTTAAAAACACTCAATATTATTACAGATCACTATGCTGTTAGCCCAGGATGCATAGCGTATGGCGAGGAAGCAAAAAGCCATCCCTATTATTCTAAATTTATTTGTAAATTAAATGCAACGAGTCTCACAATTAATCACATTACATTAATGGAAAAGTATAAGGATTCCGAATTTCCTTTACTGATTTTTGAATCAGATGTATTATGTTTGTACGACTTGACTACAATTGACAGTAAATTAAAACAGATTATTGCGGATATGAATACGCACGCGATTGATTTTGTATTTCTTGGGAAAGGGTGTTTTGCCTCAGTAGATACTAAAAATTATACACATATTGTACATGACCTATATAAGTCTACCACATCAAGATGCACAGAGGCACATATTATAAGCCCTAGAGGTATGAAGGCTTATCTTGATTTTTTTAATTCAACAGAGAATCATACTGTAATTGACGCAGATTATAACATATTTTTTAAAACACGACCAGATCTCCTATGTTGTTGGTCACTTCCTGAACTATTCAAACAGGGATCTCTGTCTGGCCTCTATTCGTCTTTAATTCCGCAATAATTTGTACCATTAAGAATATAATTAAGCCCCCTCCATAGAAGGGGGCTTAATTATATTCTTAACACTAGTGCTTAGTATAAATTTATATTAGGCGATACGAGTTTAAACATATATATGTATATACATATATATGTTCTCAGAGAAGCAGATTCAGGCTATCTATGCAAACCATGTGAATCTTCCAGATTCATACTTTCGCAAATATGAGAAACTCCCTGCATGCCCTGTTCCCTCGTGGAACTATTCGTGGCAGAATTTTGATTTCCCTCGTAATTGGTGTGTTCTTGATTTTATTGAATGGGCCAATAAATATGGGACCCGAACGACTGGTCACTTGGCCTATACATGTGATACAGATCCTGAACTAGAATTTATTACAGCCTCCAAGAAAACAAAATTGGAATACCCTCCTCACGATCTTCATACGATTGGAAACACATATAAGAATGAATTTGATTTTTTCATAGTCAACCAGACAATTGAACACCTTTATAATCCCTTTACGGCCATTAAATCAATTTATGAAACACTTACACCAGGCGGTTATGTATTTGCAAGTGTCCCTACCATTAATATTCCACATTCAACGCCCATTCATTACGGAGGATACAACCCTATGGGTCTTGCTATGATGTTTAAAGAAGCTAATTTCGAGATTTTGGAGATTGGGCAGTGGGGCAATTATGAATATATTAGTCGGCTGTTCCAAACACATATGTGGCCTGGCTATGATATGATACAACATGATGGTATAGTCACAAATGAACGCCGAAATGTAGCGCAGTGCTGGATTCTTGCTAGAAAATGTGTATAGAGTTTCTTAACCATACCACTTTCTCCCCGATAGCCTCTCAGACCAGTAATTACCATTCGCCCTGATCTGCGCCTGTTCCTCTGAAGAATAGGAACTGACTACAAGTTTGCTAAAGTCATAGACCCGATCTTTCATATCCGCATAGATGGCTTCCAAATAGGTCGGTGTAATCTCACTATAGTCCTTTGTCCACAGAATAGGGCACCCCTTGTACTTCTCTCGAATCCCTTCATGTTCCTCAATAATGGGAATGCAGCCTGCCATGAGCGCTTCATAGTGCCGATGACAGTCAATCCCGTTCCCCTCGGGCGAGACAACAAACTTATAGGTAGGAAGGGAGGCAAAATAGGTGGCGCTGGAATAATACTGGTTTGAAATTCCATTCTTGGCGAGCGTTGCAAGAATGGATCGGCGGTTCAGGGATCCAGATCCTCGGCGGCGCTGATCGGTATTCGCGTTGATAGCACACAGAACGAGTTGTTCATGCGATCCCCGTTGCAGAGAGTTGAGAGGCATAGGATTCTGTATAAGTGACCAGCCCATTCCAATCGAGAAGGGAACCCATTCATCGTTCTGACGATCGAATTCAGAACAGTTGTACAAGAGTTCTGCTCTCGACTTCTCCGTTTGCTGCCAAGATACAAGTGTCATAGAATTCATTCTATAGCACTTCTATATATGGGTGCTTTATATTACCGCATACTATAAAGCACTGGTCTAAAAATATAATTACGCCCGGGTCAGGGCGTAATTATATTTTTAACGGCATTCAATGAAGTGAATTATACATATCCGTCATTCTAGACCTGTAAGCGTCAATCTCCTTTTCGGTATTGATGTACAGGCTTCCGTCGTGTACACTATGATAATACTCAAAATTTGCAGGAAATACGAAGTTCGCCCCTTTGTTAAGAAGAAGCCACGTCCGCAACTTAGCCTCCCATGCATTCGTTATTTTACAAAGATCAGAATAATCAGGGTCGAATGATTGCAAATAGAAGTCACGATTCACAATATAGTTGCCCGTATTAATAACACACTCCATCCAGTTGTCAGACTTCAGTGCATTGTATGTGCTCTTGGTCAATTGCTTTCCAATAAAACTGCGGTAATCAAAGCCATTATGACCTTTCGTGGGAATTGTCCGAGAAGGGGCGTATACTGTATGTGGTGCCAAAGGGTTGTTCTGAATAAATTGAATCCATTGTTCGAAATAGGGGATAGGGGCAAAGTTGTCAGAATCAATGAGCGCAACCCATTTGTTGGATGCTCGGCGAACAGCAATCTCCTTATTGAAGAACGCGCCGAGCCGCTCCTCATTCACAAAGAGCTTTAGTTTTGGATTCGAAAAGGTCTCGCGGATCTTTTCGACATCCGCGCCATTCTCATCTGAAATCACAATCTCATCGATATGCGGATTGTTCAGATACTTGGGCAGATTTTCTTGCAAAAATGACCAGCGATTCATAGTGGGAATACAGAGACTGAGCTTTGGTGTGTCACGCACATAGAGCGCATCGCCCCAACCATACTCTGTAATATCCGTTAGGACACGCCGAAATCCTAGGCCAGACAAGAATGCGTCAAGCTCGTCCATCTTGGCGCAGCCCTTGTACACCTCCTCCGTATTCACTTCCAGATACAGAGCCTTTGCGTACTTGAGAGCATTTGTCGCGCCTTTCAGTGCCAGCATCTCCGCCCCCTGGATATCGAAGTTCCAGAAGTCGTAGTGGCTCGGATCCAGGTTCTGACGCTTAAAAAAAGTGTCCAGCGTCACCGTGGTTTCCTGGGTTTCACTGACAAAATGGACATGGGGATGGTGCTTCGCATGCGTACCGAACTCGAGAACCGAACTGCTCTGCACATTGTTGGTGAGACGGAACGTGACCGTGTCGTCGTCCTTATCCGTGACCACGGCCTTAAATACATTGGGAATGCCCTTCGCCAACGCCTGATCCACCTTGGACTGCACCGCATCGAGCCAGACACAGTTCTCCTTGGCAATTCCAAGGCGCTGATAAAAGGGCAGCTCTTCACATTCATGGGCGCCCACATGGAGAACTCCCTTGCAACGAATAGGGGCTGCGCCGAGTGCCGCAATAACTGTCTCCTGTTTGATCAGCATTCTACAGAATAAGCCTGTGTGAGTTTAAGCTCTGCTTATCTGATTCATTTTAGAATGAACCAGATTGATGCCATCTTGTATATTAATCTTGCATCCAGACCGGATCGCCGAGACCATTTTCTAAGCGAGATCCAGCACTTAACAGCGGATCTATCCAAAGTTCATCGGATCAATGCTGTTCATCATACAAAAGGAGCCCTCGGCTGCACACAGAGCCATATAAAAGCCCTGGAGACATTTTTGGCCAATCCTAGTTGGAAGACTTGCCTAATCTTCGAGGATGATTTCACCTTTCGAAATCAGGATGTGAGCGCGAATCAACAAGCGCTGGCAACTCTGTTCCGCGAATTCCCTGCCCTGGACTGCGCCTGCCTCGCCTACAACCCTATTCGTGTTACCTATAAAGAGACGCAAATAGAATCAATTAAGAAAGCGATTTCCACTCAAACGGCAAGCGGGTACTGTATTACGCGGACATTTGCCCCTGTACTTCTTGAAAATTTACGAGAATCGTTTATAGCCCTATCTAAATTCGGTGATCCAGATACAAATATGAATGATCAATACTGGAAGCGGTTGCAGCCCCAGAATAACTGGTATCTCTTTGTCCCCGCACTCGGCTATCAGTATGCCAATTTCTCGGATATTGAAAAGAAACTTGTACACTATAACTGTTAGATTATGTTAAGGTCGTACATAATAGATAGGATACTCCAAAAACTGAATAGAGGGTGCATGGACGCGAATAGAGTTATAGAATCCAAAATCTCCGCCACAATAATTTCCCCAAGTACCCTGTTTATTCAATTCATAGGGTACAACTCCACAAGGAGTTCCAATATCACCGAGCGTAATTGCAGGCTGCATGGGGCGCATAATACGGCCATTCTCCATAATCATTTTTGCAATATAGAGAGCGGATGAATTCACGCAGGACTGTCGTAGTAAGTCGAGTGCCCCCTCCACATAGATGTCATCATCATCACCGTGCATCACAAAGTCCCGTGGTTCCAGAAGAGATGCATACTTATTGCGTATTCCGTGTCCCCAGAAGCCAAGTGCCACGGGTTCTTCGAAGACATGAACGGGGCATACAAACTTATCCAATGCATCTGTATTCTTACGAGTCGTGCCATCAAACACAACGGTGAGGCAGTCCTCTGCTGTCAGTTGTTTGCAGAGGGATTCGAGCTGACGATTCAGGGAAGGGCGGCCGATTGTCGCGATTAAAATATGGAAGGTGGGCATTCTAAAAAAGAGATAATTAAATTGTTTATGTTCCCTAAAACAGTCAAAACAGTCCTAAGAACTTCGTTCTCAAAAGATCCGGCGGCGGATCGCCTGCATCGGCAGGAAGTGTATATGTCAGCGTCTCCCCGCCCACCAACGGCGTAAAGATCTGAACAGTCAAATGGAACTCTTGCAGCACAAAGTCTAGTGTATTGTATTTATTGAGCTTCTCTTTTCCCATTTTCAGCAAATGGTCTGTGAACGGCTTGGTCATCGGAGCGTTCGGTGCGAGCTCCTTGATCTTGGCTATAATGGCATCGCGTACGCCATACATGGAGACCTTAATAGGGTCTTTAAAGAGCAGAAGGGGATTCGCTTCCACTGTTTGAATGGGTTTTACAGCGCTTGATCTGCGGAACATGGTAGTTGCCTATTTTTTAACGGTATAAATCATCAAATTTAGAATTGACGATTTATGCATGAATGACCTCTAACGGTTCCAGATAGGACGAATAGGGTTGCGCGGTGGAGGTGGGGCGGTCGAGCGCCATGAGTTCTTGCAAGGCTTCTAGGCGGCGCTCCAAGGGTTCCAGGACGGCGTATGTCTTCTTGCGGCTCAGGCTCTTCCAGCGCCATTCGAAGGAGAGGGCGGCATGGTTGTCGGGGAAGCCCTGGACATAGCAGTGGCGGATCCAGGCGCCTGGCTTTCTGGATGTGGCTTTGGCACCTCCCTTTAGAAGCCCATTGTGCTGTTTCAGACGACGGTCGCGGTCAACGGTGGCACCGACATAGGTGGAACCGTCGGTGGAGACAAGGAGATAGACAACCCAGCTCATTCCTTACTTAGGGGCGCGACGTTTATGCCGGCGCTGTCTTCGCGTATGCCATTTGCCGCCGTTTGCCTGACTTGGCCTAGCTTCGTTTTTGTTTTCTTCTGATGCTGCGCCTCCTCTATTAAGAGGAGAGTTATCTGCAGGAGGCTTTCCCGCCATTCCAAATGCAGATGCAGATGCAGATGCAGATGCAGATGCAGATGCAGATAGATTCGCTCCTCTTCTGGAGGGTGCGCCAGAAGCCCTTCTGGAGGGTGCACCACTTCCTGCAAATACAGTAGATACTCTAGGGGTTGCTGCAGCAGCAACTAGAGTGGGCGCTGTAGCAACTACAGGTGCTGGAGTGGGCACCATGGCAGCTACAGGTGCTGGAGTGGGCACCATGGCAGCTACAGGTGCTGGAGTGGGCGCCATAGCAGCTACAGGTGCTGGAGTGGGCGCCATAGCAGCTACAGGTGCTGGAGTGGGCGCCATAGCA